CTCAGGTTCAGGTTCTGGCTCAGGCTCTGGCTCAGGCTCTGGTTCTGGCTCTGGCTCAGGCTCTGGTTCAGGTTCTGGCTCAGGCTCTGGTTCAGGCTCTGGTTCAGGCTCTGGTTCAGGCTCTGGCTCAGGCTCTGGCTCAGGTTCCGGTTCAGGCTCATACACATCATCTACAATAATAGTAAAATTACGGCTTATATCATGAACACCATCATTTGAATTAACTGTAATCGCGTAGCTTGACTTTGTCTCATAATCCAATAATATCTTCGTTACTAATTTATCACCAGAAATATCAAATGTATTAGTAGATTCACTAGGAGTATTTATAAACGAGTATGTAAATGTATTTCCAGTATCTGGATCACTTGTAGTAAACGTTCCAACCGATGTTCCTATTGCGACATTCTCATCAACTGTATTTTGTGAAAGTGTTAAATCAGTTGGTGCCTCGTTGATATTATTAACCGCGATTGTAAATGATTTATCTTTTGATAAACCAATATCATTCGTACTTGTTACCAAAATTTCAAAGGATGGCGTAACTTCGTGATTAAATGAAAGTGCTGATTTTAAGTTACTTCCAAATATGGCTACTTTATCACTACCGGTTGATACTGTATAGGTATAGATACCTGTATAACTATCACTACTAGTTGTTGTAAATGTACCGATAGTAAAACCCGTATTAGTATTTTCATCAATACTAGCGTTTGATAATATTATGTCTGTTGGTGTAGGAGGCTGATAAGAACTTGATCGAATTTGAAGATTTAATATGGTTGATCCAGACGTTACTGTTGCTATTACACGCCATATTGGTATATTTAAATACGATGCGCAATTTGATTTTAAAGTACTTATAATATTCAGTTTATTCGGATCGCTTAAACTATTATAATTATAGTTTGCGGTATAAACTATTTGATAATCTAACATTGTATCTGTTGGCACACTTATTACTATCGAGTCAAAATTGGTTACTGTAGGTAAATATTGTCCGATCCCATTACATAATACAGAATAGTCATTTGCACCAACTGAAAGTTTTACACCACTTATATCTGAAGTTTGATTAATTACAGGATTTGGTATTGGTCCTGTAGAATTATATATACTAACTCCATTAGCAATTCCATAAAACGGTTTATTATCACCAAACGTCAATCCTAGTGTATTTTTTAATGATGGATAATATATTTTTGTTAAGTTTGTACTACCAGAGAACGCAGTTAAATCAATACTGGTGACATTAGATGGGATAATCAGTTGGCTTAAAGCCGTAATCCCTTGGAACGCACTTGCTCCTATACTGGTGAGAGTGTTAGGAAGAGTTACTTGCCTCAATGCTGACGCACCTTGGAACGCACTTGCTCCAATGCTTATAACACCATTTGGTATCGTTATTTCGGTCAAACCTATATCATTTTGGAACGCACTTGCTCCTATACTGGTGAGAGTGTTAGGAAGAGTAACTTGCCTCAATGCTGACGCACTTTGGAACGCGCTTGCTCCTATACTTGTGACTCCAGTGGGAATCGTTATTTGGGTCAAGCCAGTATCATTTTGGAACGCACTTGTTCCTATGTTGCGGAGTCCGGCTGGAAAAGTTATTTGTGTCAAAGTTGGTAAATCTTTAAAAGCACTTGTTCCAAGAGTAGTATACCCATCAACCCTTGCTCTTTGTGCGCCATATAATTGAGCAACGCTTTGTTGTGCTAATGTCCCCCCTCCCAAAAATACAGCAGTAATCACTGATATGGTAACAACACCATTCCTACCACCTATCGATTTTCCTGGACCATTAGTCAGTCCAAGTGTAGGTAAATATGTTGATTCTTCAAATATGGCGGTTGTTAGGCCAGAAGATGAGAACGCATATGTTCCAATATTAGTCACCAGTGGTGGAATAGTTATTGTTGTTAATATTGACGCATTATTGAACATACTGTCTTCAATACGTTTAAGTCCAGCTGGAAGAGTTATTTGGGTCAATTTTGTCGCACTATTGAATACATATATTCCAATGTTGGTTACTGAATTTGGTATCGTTATTTGGGTCAAACCGGAGTTACTAAAAGCATTTTGTTCAATGCTTATAACACCATTTGGTATCGTTATTGATGATAAACTTGTCGTATGTGAGAACATACTATCTCGTATAGATAGAAGTCCAGTTGGAAGAGTTATTTGTGTCAATGCCGACGCACTTTGGAACACATATGGTCCAAATATGGTCACTGAATCTGGTATCGTTATTTGTTTCAAACCGGAGCTATTAAAAGCACTTGATTCAATAATTGCGACTGAATTTGGTATCGTTATTTGTGTCAATGCGGTCGTATTTCTGAACGCACCTGATCCTATACTTGTGACTAAATTTGGTATTGTTATTTGTGTGAATGCTGTACTTGCAAACGAATTTTCTCCTAATCTGGTGACTCCAAATGGTATCGTTATTTCACGCAATTTTGTCGTACCTCTAAACATTTCATTTGAAATAAGTTTAAGTCCAGATGGAAGAGTTATGTTGGTCAATGCGGACGTATAGCTGAACGCACCACCTCCTATACTTGTCACTGTATTTGGTATCGTTATGTTTGTCAATTTTGACGCAGAATAGAAAACATTATCTCCTATACTAGTGACTCCACTAGGTATCGTTATTGATAATATTCCCGTATACCAGAACACAGCGTATCCAATGTTTTTGAGTCCATCTGGAAGAGTTACTTCGGTCAAATTTCCCGCAGTCATAAACGTAGAATCAATACTAGTGACGTTGGGTGGAATAGTTATTTTGGTCAAAGCTGTCGCATTCTCGAACGCACGAGTTCCTATACTGATGACTGAATCTGGTAGTGTTATTGATGATAAACTTGTCATATTCTTGAAAACCGTTGTTTCTATACTTGTAACTGAAGTTGGTATTATTATTTCGGTCACTGTTGTCGCACTTTCGAACGCACTTAATCCTACTATACTGTAACCACCTATTATTACTTTTTTCGCACCACTTAAAAGAGCCGTAGCTCCAGTTAGTGTTCCAGTTCCGTTGAACATTTTATACGTGGTTACTCTTACACCCGTCTTATTACCAATAGTTTGACTTATACCTTCGATCGTAGGATAACCTGTTTTACCTAAATTAGTAATATCAACTTCGGTAGACGTTAGACCAGAAGATAAGAACGCGTTTGCTCCAATACTGGTGACCATATATGGAATTATGATTGATGTTAAACTTGTCGCACCTTGGAACGCACTTAATCCTATACTTGTGATATTGGATGTATATTCATATGTAACAATATTTAAACTTGTCGCATCTTGGAAAGCACTATCTCCTATGTATTGGACTTCAGTCGGAAGGGTTATTTGTGACAATGCCGTCGTCCCTTGGAACGCACTTGCTCCAATGCTTAGTAGTCCAGATTGAAGAATAACTTGTGTCAAGCCTGTATCATTTTGGAAAGCGCTTGCTCCTATGCTAGTTACTCCAATGGGAATCGTTATTTGGGTCAACCCAGTATCATTTTGGAAAGCGCTTGCTCCTATGCTGGTAAGACCAGATGTTGGAAGAGTTATTTGGGTCAACCCAGTATCATTTTGGAAAGCGCTTGCTCCTATGCTGGTAAGACCAGATGTTGGAAGAGTTATTTGGCTCAAAGTTGGCAAATCTTGGAATGCACTTGATCCTATGCTATTATACCCGTCAACTCTTGCTCTTCGTGCGCCATTTAATTGAACCGACGCTTGTAATAATGTTCCCGTTCCACTAAATACAGCAATATTAATTGATACTGTGATACCAGACTTATTACCTAATGTTTGTCCTGGACCTACAATTAGACCAAATGTAGTTAAATTGGTTGATTCTTCAAATATGGCGGTTGTTAATCCAGATGATGTGAACGCATTTGTTCCAATACTAGTGACCATTGGTTGGATAGTTATTGCTGTTAATAATGTTACACCTTGGAACGCACTTGCTCCAATGCTTGTGACTCCAAATGGAAGTGTTATTTCGGTCAAACCTGTACCTAAAAACGAATTTTCTCCTAAGCTGGTGACTCCAAATGGAATCGTTAGTTGAGTCAAATTTGTCGCACCACTGAAAACACTACTATCAATGATTGTGAGTCCGACTGGAAGATTAACTTCGGTCAATTTTGTCGCACCTTGAAACGCACTTGCTCCTATACTTGAGATACTAGCCGGAAGAGTTATTTGCTTCAAACTTGTCGCACCTTGAAACGCACTTGCTCCTATACTTGTGATTCCTGTGGATGAAATAGTAACTTGTGACAAACCACTCGCATTTAAAAACGCACTTGCTTGTATGCTAGTGTAGGTACCATTAATGATTGCTATTTGCGCGCCAAATAATTGAGCAGTAGCTCCAGTTAAGATTCCCGTTCCACTAAATACTTTGGTAATAAATGATACTGTTACTGATTTACCACCTACTGTATTAGTACCCCCTGGGGCAGTCGTACTTGATGATATTTCAAATGTAACTTTTGTTATACTTGCCGCTACAAGCGCATTTGAATTTATAGTGATAATATTGGGTGGAATTGTTAGTTGTGTCAATTTTGACGTAGCATTGAATATATTATTGGCAAGCACGGTCATGCTACGAGAAAGAGTAACTTGTGTCAAAGCTATACACCAACTGAACGCCTGTTCTCCAATGCTTATTACAGAATCTGGTATTGTTATATTGGTCAACCTATCCATACGGTCAAACGCATTTGCGCCTATAGTTTGGAGTCCGGATGGAAGAGTTATTTGGGACAACATATTCACATAAGCGAACGCATTTACTCCAATGCTGATAAGACCAGATGTTGGAAGAGTTATTTGGGTAAAACCTGCGCCATAGAACGCACTATCTCCAATGATCGTGACACTATTAGGTATTGTTATTTGGGACAATTTTGACGCCTGATAGAACGCACTGTTTCCTATGTTTTTGAGTCCACTTGAAAGAGTTATTTGGTTCAAGTTTGACAGCTGATAGAACGCCTGTGTTCCTATGTTTGTTACAGAATTTGATAGCGTTATTTGAGTCAAACTTGTCGCACTTGAGAACGCAGTTGATCCTATGCTACTGTAATCATTAATAATTGCTATTTTTGCGCCAAATAATTGAGCAGTGGCTCCATTTAATACTCCGGTTCCAGTAAATACTTTAGTTATATATGATACAGTTACTGATTTACCACCTACTGTTTGTGTACCACCAGCCCCCTGTGTTGAGATTTCATATATAACTTTTGTTATATTTGAACCTACAAACGTAGTTGAATTAATACTTGTCACTGAAATTGGAATCATTATTTCGGTCAAAGTTGTCGCATTTTGGAACGTATTTGCTCCTATACTAGTATACCCATCAACCCTTGCTCTTTGCGCGCCATATAATTGAACCACACTTTCTTGTGTTAACGTTCCAGTTCCACTAAATACAACAGTATTAAGTGATACTATGACATCGGTCTTACCACCTACCGTTTGTCCGCCACCTACAGTTAGACCAAGTGTAGTTATATTGGTTGATTCTTCAAATACGGCATTTGTTAGTCCAGATGATAAGAACGCATCTGTTCCAATGCTGGTCACCATTGGTGGGATAGTTATTGTTGTCAAATTTATCGCTGTTTGAAACGCATTTTCCCCTATACTGAGGATTGTGGTTGGAAGAGTTATTTGAGTCAAGCCTATATCATTTTGGAACGCACTTGCTCCTATACTTGTGACTCCATTAGGAATCGTTATTTGAGTCAAAGATGTCAAACCTTGAAACGCACTATTTCCTATACTTGTGACTCCATTGGGAATCGTTATTTGAGTCAAAGCCGTAGCACCTTGAAACACGCTTGCTTCAATAGTGTTGAGGCCAGATGTTGGAAGAGTTATTTGGGTCAAAGCTGTCAAACCTTGAAACGCAATTGCTCCTATGCTTGTAACTCCGGATGGAATAGTTATTATTTTCAAAGATGTCATACCTTGGAACGCGCTTTCTCCTATGCTTGTAACTCCGGTTGGAATCGTTATTTGAGTTAAGCCAGTATTATTTTGGAACGCGCTTGCTCCAATACTCATGAGTCCATCTGGAAGAGTTATTTGGGTCAAACTGCCTGCATTTTGGAACGCATTTTCTCCTATACTACTGTAACCACTAATGATTGCTATTAACGAGTCATATAATTGAGCTGTTGCTCCAGTTAATTCTCCAGTTCCAGTAAATAAAGCAGTAATAACTGATATTGTAACATTTGTCTTACCTCCTACAGTTTGTACAGCATCACCAGTTAGACCAAGTGTAGTTAGATAAGATGAATCTTGTAATAAGATATTTGTTATTCCAGAAGATAAGAACGCATCTGTGCCAATGCTGGTGACACTAGCTGGAAAATTAACCCGCGTCAAAGTTGTAGCATTTAGAAATGCACTTGCTCCTATGCTACCGTAACCAGTAATGGTTGCTATTTTCGCCTCAAATAATTGTGCAGTGGCTCCAGTTAATGGTCCCGTTCCAGTAAATACTTTAGTTATATATGATACAGTTACTGATTTGCCACCTACAGTTTGTACACCACCGGCCCCTCGTGTTGAGATTTCATATATAACTTTTGTTATACCCGAACCTTGGAAGTCAGTTGAATTTATAGTGATAAGGCTGGCTGGAATCGTTATTTGTGTTAATTTGGTCGCACTTTGGAACGCAGTGTAATACATACTTGTTACTGTATTTGGTACATCATATGATGTTCGACTATTGCCATGTGTATACGAGATTAAGCTTGTTTTATTTTTATTGAATAACACTCCATTGCTATCTGATGAAAAAAAAGTATTATTCGCATCTACTATAAATTCAGTCAAATTTATTGTGCCAGTGAAATTAGTAATGGTAATCGTATTGACTGTACTAGGCAAAGTATATGATATTTGAGTATTTCCTAATGGATACTGAACTATAAATGTTTTAGTTTTATTGTATAATACCCCATAGCTATCCGATGAATAATTATTATTATTCGCATCTACCGTAAATTGTGTAAGCGCATTAGTCCCATTGAACGCGGTTGAATCAATGATTGAAACTGATGCTGGTATCGTTATTTGACTCAATGATCTGTTACTTCTGAATGCGTTTGTTCCAATGCTTGTAACTGTGTTTGGAATATTTATTTCGGTCAAATATAACACACCATCAAACGCACTGTTTCCTATATATAAGAGTCCGGCTGGAAGAATTGTTTTAATCATTGTTCGATTATTATAGAACGCATTTGATCCTATACTAGTATACCCTTGAACCCTTACTACATTTGCGTCATAAGTAATTGGTGTAGTTAAATTTCCCGTTCCACTTAATGTTATATTAATAATGAAGACAGTAACTGAGCTCCGACCACCTACCGATTTTCCACTACCTACAGTGAGAAAAAGTGTAGATAAACTTGCGTATTCTTCTAAGTAACAATAAGATAGATAAGTTGATAAGAAACAAAATGATCCAAGAAGTGTTATTGTTACTGGAATAGTTATTGTATTCAGACTAGAATTAGCGAAGCCATTTGCTGCAATGCTTGTTACTGTATACGTTTGACCAGAAATGTCTATTGTGCTTGGAATTACTACTCTCGAAGGTACAGACGCTATGACGGTCGCTTTAACTGATGCTCTAAAATTAGATGTAACATATGTATACGTTAGGTTATTGGGTCCAGCATATACACCATCTAATAAATAGGTGTAATACTCAATACTATCTAGAAAATACACGGATTCTATATCTTCCATTGTACTTTCCATTACCCAATCACCACCATACTTAATATTACCCGTTTTATCATCTGACGCACCAACTATCACTCCTGTGGCCTGGGTTAATGCGTTATAATACGCGCTCCAATTTGAATATTGTAACGTGTCGCACGCTAAATAGTCTACGTTTTTAACATGAAATGTGTTTATAGTAGATACAATCCACTCCATATTTTCACCAGACGGGCCGACTACTTCGGTACTATTATCGTTTGTAAAAAATGGTTTAGAATCTAAAAATAAACAGACATCTTGTGGTATAGCGTTTCCTAAAAAACAAAATGCGATTCTATCAATATTACTAAAATATGTCTGTAATAGCAATGTAAGTTCGCTCTTAGCGGATGCTGATGAGTAAACAATCGGAAAAGTAGAAGAGTTAACAGAGTCAACAAAAACCTGATAATTTGTTACTTGACTATCAATAAGCAATACGTTACTGAAGGAATGTCCCATTTGAATATCGGGATAGGCTAAAGTAGATGTAGCCATATTGTTATCGCTTGACACATCTATAATGTCACCATCTGCAGGTGACATATCAACGCCTTCTGAATTGTTATCGCTTGACACAGCTATAATGTCACCATCTACTGGTGACATATCAACGCCTTCTGGATTGTCATCCAGAACTATATCCAATGTGTCTTCGGACATATTATACAGTAGTATTATACTTTATTTACTACAAAAAAAATACATCATAAATAAGGTATAACTATAAATATAATTTAACCATGTTGTGCTATGTTGTGCTCTGTTGTGGTATTATACACCACGTGGTTTATTACTTTGCTGTTGTCGCAAATCATTATTTCTCTGTTCCTCCATTTCTTTAAAAGAGTTTTCCCCTACTTTATCTGGGCTCCATGTATCTGGTGGTGTTTCTATAGAACTTTTATAATCAACCGTCGCATAATTATACATTTGTCTGGTTCCACCATTTCCCTTTGCTAATAACTCGTCGCTTCCTTGATCCCAATAACTAAAATTGTCACTAGCCACACCAAAACCACCCACATTATCGTTTCCTAAAGAAAAGGCCATGGGTTCTCCATTGAATCCGGTAGCCTTTGCATTACTATACTCTTCTCTTGGTTTTATCTTATCCGTTATTTCATTTCCAAAAATAACTCGGTTCCCTTCTTTCAACAGTAACATTGCCGGTACCTTTTGTACTTGTGGAGGCAATACTATTTTTTGCTGATTCTCTAAAGTAACATATATTCCGCCGTTTTGAGGATTTCTAAATCTTTTATCAATACAAATAAAATGAATATCGTCTTTTAATTCGCTTTTTCCAACTAAGCGTAAGATATTTTTACACTTTTCACAGTAATTGCTATAGTATAAAATACAACTCATTAATATATTAATTTAATTATTTAACATTCGTTTAAACTTATTTATCTCTTATTTGTTTAATATTTATTTTATATTTATTCTAAAAATAACCAATTCCTTAATAATAATATTATTTCTTTTTTAAACATATCTTAAAAAATTGATATAATAATATAAATAATAATTATATATATACAATCAAGATGATGGAGCCTATTATTAAAATCAACTCGGAGGAAAAAAATACGTTGTCATTTACCATGACTAATATAAATTATAGTTTAGCAAATTCACTTAGACGAATTGTCCTATCTGAAATACCTACTCTTGTTTTTAGAACATTTCCACACAACGAAAGCAAGGTCAATATTACCATAAATACTACTCGTCTTAACAATGAAATTATTAAGCAAAGAATTGGTTGTGTTCCGATTCATATTACGGATGTGGATTTTCCATACAAAGAATATGTTGTCGAGGTCGATAAAAAAAACGACACTGATATTATTCAGCTGTTAACTACCGAGGATTTCAAGGTTAAAAATATTTCCACTGATAAATACTTATCTGCTACTGCTGTAAAGGAAATCTTCCCACCAGACCCACTAACTGGTGGTTATATTCCTATTACTAGATTGCGACCCAAGTTATCCGAAAATATCGATGGGGAACATATTCAATTCAATGCTCAGCTTGATATCGGGACAGCCAAGCAAGACGGTATGTATAACATTGTTTCTACATGCGCATACGGCAACACGATGGATTTAGTAAAAGCAACTGATGTTTGGAACGACAAGAAGAAGGAATTAGTCAAATCTGGCATGTCAGAAGAGGATATCGAATTTGAAAAAAAAGATTGGTTCCTATTAGATGCGAAACGAATTACATTGCCAAATAGTTTTGATTTTGTGGTTGAAAGTGTTGGCGTATTTTCAAACTTCTCTATTATACACAAGGCATGTGATATTATGATTTATAAGTGTAAAAAGTTTATCGACATGATTGAAAAAGGAGATGTTCCAATTGAAATCAGCGAAAATACTACTATTTCCAATGAATATACCGTCACCTTAAAAAATGAGGATTATACACTCGGAAATGTTATTGTTTATTTCCTATATGAAAAGTATTATGCCAGTGATAAATCGCTATCATTTGTTGGATTCCGTGTTCCTCATCCTCATATTCCAAATGGTGTCATTCGTATAGCATTTGAAGCAGCTACTGATACTGCTACAGTATCACAATATTTGACATTCGCAGCAGAAAGCGTAATCACAACATTTACAAATATTCAAAAGAAATTCAAGGAATAGACATAAGCCAATAAATCGACATACATACACAATGTATTAATCAATATTTAGAATAGTTTATTAGATACAAGAAACCAATAGATAGATAAAGCAAATGAACTGAATAATTTTTTTACAGAACTTTGTATATTTCCAAACAACTAATCTTATTTATTTGTTTGGATGAAGATTATTTTCTTGATAATAATATAAGACGATGAATATTTTAAACACTCTAAATATACCATCGTGTCGATGTTTAATATACATTGTATCGATTATTGTTGTAATATATATATTGTATTATTTCTTAACAAGAAATCGAAATATTGAGGTTTATAAATATACAGTAAGTGATTTACATAATAATTCGCATACCACTTCGTTAAAACAAAATAATACCTATACTAATCATATTCATGCTGATTTATATGATAATGATGGAACAAATAGTGGCCATGTATCTTCGGTTAATCAACATATAATAAAAAATCATGTAAACCACGTGAGTACAATTACTACATATAAAACAAAGCACGGGACTGTATCATGTAATTTTTATTACGAAACAGCTCCGAATAAACATTATTTATTCGGAAAACTAACAGATGTAATTGGTGAAAACAAAACAGGTGATTATAAGGGGAAAAATGTATATATTCATGTTGACGGAAAAGATACTGGTGACCGAATTGTAACTATTGTAAGCGAAAATAAATTTTTTTTCAATTAAAATATGCGTTTCTCTAAAAATAAAATATTCAATATATATTATATTATCTAGGTACAATAATGATATTTGTACTATATTTTTTTATGTATATTACAACTTATGATATATGGAATTATTTCACGCATATTTGTCTACATAATCTTACTTTATACAAGTATCATAAATATCATCATCTAATCATGTATAGTAATTTATCGTATACCGATGCTTTTGCTGGACATGTAATTGAATTGCCGTTACATGCCGTTGGTATATTTATACCGCACATGTTTATAGAATATCATATTCGCGCGTTGCTTTGTGCGTATATATATGTAACTATTCGAACTTATTTACAACATGATCATAGATGTACCTGGTTAGTCGGCAATCATCATTTATTACATCACAAACACCCCAAATATAATTTTGGTGAAAAATGGATCGATTATATGATTGGCACATTGTATGTGCCTGGTACAGATGGGGTATATTCCGAATACAGAGATTAGATATTACATGCGCCATAATCAAACAATAAAAAATTATTCCACTTTTTATTGTTTTACTTTACTTTATTTTATTTTTGTGCTGTTTCTTATTTACCATTTTATTGCTTACTTTCAGGTAGGTGTAATTAATTTGGTTCACTTGTCGATTCAATATCCATCTTATCGTCGTCTCCAATATTGCCATCAAGCGTTGTGTTAACATCAGACGCATTGCCAACAACTGCGGTATTCCGCTCATTATCGCGATGATTCTTTCTCACATCATAATTCATGACAAACATTTGCTTAGCCGGATGTAATTCGTTGAAATACTTGATTACAACATCCTTATTTACATATTTCTTTTCCGGCATCAACGTCTTCAAATAAATCTCATGATGAAGCTTATACATATGCGTCCTATACTTTTCCGGAAATTCCTTCAATTCCTTCTCCTTCTTAATATAGCATCGAATATAATTGCTCATTAATTCATTCGTGTAAGCATGAATCATATTTCTAAAATTGTTAAATGCCTTCTTATGTTCATTGTAATATAGTAGATATTCACCTACCTTTCCGGACTGCCTCAAACTAAGATATTGAAACTGAAGTTTTGGCTGATTTCCTCTCAGTTGTCTCACATGTTCATAAGTCGGATTTCTAAACTTGTATCTATCTCCCATCTTATTCTTAATAACAATACCTACTGTATCATATGGTGTATTCATAGATGCTAGGTCTTCCTTACATCTATTCAAATCTTCCTCATTTTTTAAGGGAACACGAGTCACCAAATAAACCCGGCTATTTATTAAACCAAGTTCCTCGATATCCTTATCCATTGGAACTATATGAATCGTCTTATTGTCCACGATACGATACGTATCAACCAAGTACAAACTCATTTCCTTGATAATCTTTACTATTCTATTTCTAGGATGCTGCATGACAAAACTATATACATAGCTCTTGTTCAAATCATTTAAATTTAATCCAACCGCATGACATACTTCATTAAACATGTATTTGAATGTATTTTCTTCCTTGTATCCATTCTCCATAAAGAAACACATTTCACCACCCACACTACTACGTGTAGCAATCTCCCAGCTATTTGTTTCGGTTTCATAAAACACATTTATCATTGTTCCCTCGATAAAGTTCTCAACAACATATTCCATATCGGTAACCGCATCCGCATCTATCTTCAAGTCATCCGTGTGTAATGACTTGGGAGGCGCAAAACAGACAACAGTTCCATCGTCTTTAAATATGAGCGATCTCAATAGACCAATTGATTTTACAGACTCGCGAACTAACCAATCTTTGTCATACTTTAGAATATGATAAGTTACTCCGTTTTTATGCTTCCATACATTATATTTCAAATTTAGTGATTTCGCAATTTCACTTCTCTTCTCCGCATCGAAGAGCAAACCGTCAATCTGGGGAATACTGTTTAAGCTATATGCCGTCGTCATCTTACTTATTATATATTTATTTCTTTAATTGATTTTAAAATCAATTTTTTCGTAATTCATAATAATTTCTACTATAAATATAAAGTAGTATGGCTACATCTAATAATATTTATTTACAATTAGGTGATATTATTCAAATTGATGCTCCCACGAATTCAGAGTTAAACCAGCATATATTTCTAATTGATTTTATCAATACTAAGAAAATAAAAATAATCGATGAAGATACCACGAAGCTTTATACGCTTGATATTACAGATGACGGCAATTTATCCGATGAAAGTATTCAGTCTATTTCTATTCTGAATCGTGCTGACACAACTGGTTATGCTAGACAGAATAATCTCATTCCAAATAATTGGGTAGATATTCATTTTGGTGGCGATCTTCCAGTAACAATTACAGGACAGATTACTAATTTAGAAGAAGATATGATTGAAGTTGAAATATTGAATGAGAAAGAAGATAAGGAATTGATTTATATTGATTTCGGATATAAGGGTATTCCTGAAAATATTCCTATTAATAAAATTGTTATCCGTAATGCTCCAGAGATTGCTAAGAAAATGGTTGCGACTGAGCCAATTGTGGATGCTACTGGTGCTACTACTGGTCTTGCTACTGCTACAGATAAAGGTATTGGCGAGAGTAAAGCTGGTGAAGAAGAAGAACCCGACTGGGAAGGTAGAGAGGAAGGCGAAATATATGAACCCGATCGTCAATTAATGGAAACAGCTATTCAAATTCCAGTGGAAAGGGTAAAGGCACAACTTAAGGATATTATATTAGAAGCCGATCAAATCGAATTTGGTCCACAATTAGAGGCGATTACACAAATCGTTGAAGTCCCTGAAGAGCAGAAACGATATGGTATTGAAACCCAAACAAATGAATTATTGGACGATTTGTTAGCATCTATTCCAAACGCCCAACGCACACGCAGTGTTTTAAATAATATCCACATCATGATTGAACGCTTCAAGCAATTAAGAAGCAAATTTTCATCATTTGACCAAAATGGCAACGCAAATATGCCAATTTTTAAGGGGGCGAATTATAAACCATTGATCGACAAAATAAATAATATGAATTATAAATTGTCTTGGATCTTACCCGTTGCGCAAAATGTTAAAAAAATGTACGATTTAGACATTAAAGACGACAATGATGTACCTGATGTTATCTCCTTAACGCTAGCCCAATCCAGAATAAATGAGTTTGATATTCGCGAGTTATACGAAACAAATGCGGATAATTATGCCACTTATATGACAAAAATACAACCGTCACTCACTCCATTTAATACGAATTACAATGTAAACGCATTAACAGTTGCTAACGTTCTAGAGAATTTTGATACGGTAATTGATAATCTAGACAATTTCTACTCTTCTATTGCGAAAAACGACACGATAAAACGCAAACGATTTTTAATATCCAGATATAACTTGGGATTGTCGAAGCTTCAAACGGCGGATACTAGTGCAGGTAAAATCAAAACAAGAACTGTACCCATGACAAATAATGATTTAATATCAGTAAAGTCCGTTTTGACATTACAAGAACCAGTCGTCTATTTTTCGAATATAAGTTTGCCATCGACCAATATTTACGATAAAACAAATCTAAATAGGAAGTTTTTGAATTACTGGCAATTATTCCGAGAAAATACGGCGATAAATACCCAATTTATTGATAATTTGAATGCGACAGTTGAATTTGACGAGGCAAAATATCTAAAAAATAAGACGGAATATTTGTTAAGCGACGAAAATAACGATCCCGACAAATTTAAGAAATTTCTCGAATTAATCATTCCGAAAACACGCGTCTTGTTTAATCTCGTTAAAAAACATATTAATGGTAAACTTTCTCTCGTCTCTGTCGTGAATTATTTACAGCCATTCTTGGTTTATCTCGATGATATATCTTTCAAACAATATGAAGAAATTAAAGAGTTTATTGAACTAAGAATACTAGATTACAAAAAACAATATGCTTCAAACAAGGAGATTTTCTCCAAATTAGGCAATTCTAGAAATGACTTCTTTTACGAGTCGATTTTTTACAAGATTCTAAAAGGAAGAAGCGATATTGGCGATTTGGTTCTAAAAGAATATGGTCTAGGACAGTCTGGCTCTTTATATCAAGGCACTATACCCAAAGAATCCGTATTGACATCAGCTGAAATCAACAAATATATGAATCGCATCGATTATACCCGATTATTTCACACATCGTTGTCCGTTTTAAATATTGATTTGTTTACACCATTTAATTTTGACGATTTGTTGGAAGAGAAAAAGGAAGAATACAAGGTCGAATTAGATAAAAAACATGCGGAAAATCAATGCGCTCAAAATGTGCTTACTAAGCGATATATTTCTCTCGAGGATTTAAATGCGGACAATGACATACCCATATATTTTGATAAAAAATACGATACCACGGTGTATGATATTATAAACGAATACAAGACCGAGCAAAAAGAAATGGATGAACCCACATTTAAAAACTTTTTAATCGACCAATTGGTTAAGAACGTCGGACTCAAAAAACCCGAAGCCAAATACGAGGCAACATCTATGATTGAAAAAAAGAGAGAAGTTCAAGACGGTCATTATGCCGTTTTAGAAGTTGACAATATTGACAATGTCAAGTATTATTATTACAAGCGCGATAAAAATACATGGATTCGTGATGAGGCGATTCCTGAGAATTCCTTTTTCGGTTCAAACGATCTATTTTGTAATATTCAAAGCAAGTGTATTCAAATCGACAAGAAATGCGCGGATTCGGCCCTAGGTTCAGATCTTGTTAAAAATAATTTGATACGAGAAATGTATGATGAATTCGATGCCAATTATATTGAAAGCGTGGACAAGTATAAACAGAAAATAGATGCGCTTTTTAAATTCGAGATGGAGAGAATATCCAAATTAAAGACGATTAACAAATTTATGCTCTATAAATATGAAAATGCCAAATTAAAATTGGCGTCCAATGTTGAAGAATCGGATGGTATTCTTTCTCCCTATATCAAATTGTTGGATATCATATTGGGTCAAGGCGACTTTGTCAAGAAACAGAATGACATTGTGCGTTTTGTAAATAAATACACCAGACCGTCGCTTGCCCTTAAAAACGAAAACGAATACTGGTTATATTGTATTGACACGGATACTAAACTATTGCCCACATTTGTATCTAAACTAGCGAGTGTTTTCGTTGAAAATGGCAACTATTATGATGCGATTACTGCTATAAAGTGCGATCAAGGTGTTGACATTGACGACAAAACCGTGGATAAGCACAGTGGATGGGAAATTGAAAAAATCGCTTTGAATTCTGATGAAGGATTTGAAGCATCGGGCTTTAAAATGATAAGCAGAGAAATTCTTGAAATGGATGCTGGAACCGCATTGTTTCAAGGAGCTGTAGCCGGAGCCGGAGCTGGTGAAAAAGCCCAAGTTAAAAAGGACTTATTAGCGAATCCAAAAGGAAAAATCGTCAATAATGTAATTACTGCCATTTCCAATTATATGGGAGTTGTGCTTGAAAGCCAGCGTGAAGAAATTATTAAACATACACTGCTTGCGCTCGAAGAAACGGTGGATACGCAAGATGAGTATGAAGCGAAATTGACACGAAAACTCAAGGAAGGTAAAAAAATGCCTAGTTACGAGGATGTTTTTAATAAATCGTTGTTAATATATGCTCTCTCTTATATTTCTATTTATATATCAACTTCTATTCCGTCTCTTTCCTCTAAGAAGACATTTCCTGGATGTAAGCGTTCATTAATTGGATATCCGATTAAAGGTGATGAAGATATATCTAATATTCAATATATTGCGTGTGTGGCTGCCGGAATTAAAACGAATATTTATCCGTGGAAAGCTGTGCCAAAGTCCGCTGAAAAGATTGCGACTGCTATGAAAAATACCATTGATGCTTATATCCTCAAACAAGGAGATATTGGTATGCTCGTTGATAATAAACGCGCGTATTTATTACAGAATGAAGACGATTTGATTCCCGTAGAGCTGGATATTAAAAATTGGATTAATTTTTTGCCTCCATTACAAGATATTACCAATAAAACTCCGGCTAACTTAGATACATCATTCCGCAATGCTTTACTTGAAAACTTGAAAAAAGGTTCTAAAGATCAATTTGAACAAATACGTGTTGTCGACTCCAAAATGATTTACTTTACCATGGCTATTATTCAGTCCATTCAAAAGGTCGTTCACAAGGAAAATCTATTGTTGACAAATATGAACAAGGTTCCATTCTTACAAAACGCATGCTGTAATACGGGCGAGTATAAAACAATTGATTATTTCATAAAACGCGAGCCTTCTATCGCAAATAATAATGACATTGTTTCAAATTTGTATAATATTGCGTTCGATATGGTAAATATGGCGCAACCCACCATGTTGGTTGATCCGAATGACACGAAAATCAAGTTTCCAGTGGTAAGTAATGAGTTTTCGGAAGATACTATTTATAGAGGTTTCATTGAATATTGTAATTTTAACAGCGATATTCCTATTAATGCTAAATTGATAGATATTTGCCTCACTAAACCTGACGAATATGATAAAAATGATAGTTTGAAGGAGAATATTCGCAAATTGAAGAATGAAGGCAAGGTATATTCATTGGCGACTTTTAATGAACTATTAGATTCGGTAAACAAAATGAATATTGTTCCGTTGGATTTGGTTCATAATCATACATCGGCATTGTCTCATATTAGAGATTTAATTACTCATATGATTGAGTCAAATAATACAGTGGGTGAAGATTTTTTGAATATGTTAAAAAATGTGTTGGATTCATTTGAAGTGGAAAATCAGAATGAAAATCCGGATATTCGAAAGTTGAAAAATATGTTGGGCGACAAAATACAAGTATTAGAGGCAAGTATTACCGGATATTTGAATTCTTTTGCGGATATAACCAAGACTGAAAAGGACAATATGGCCAAGTTTATTAAAACAATCATGGATTTCAATCCAAATGGAAACAAGTATATTACAAATACCGAAGATGAAACTTTATACAGGTCTATCCAGTTTGTAAAAAATGCCCTATATAATTTTATAAAGGTGTTTCCAACTATTATAGCAAATCGTGTCGATTACAGTGAAATTAAAATACCAACTCATTGGAAGTTGTCACAAGAACATAATAGTGATGTTAAAAATATTATCAAGGATTTCTATTCCAGTTTGCGTAAATTTTATGAAGATACTACTATTCTTCCTTATTTACAAAGAAATGAGCGCGATTTACAAGACTTTTTCAAATTGGTAAATTATATGAATTTATATGCGAATATTGTCAAACTAGATGGAAGTGAATCGTCTTCGATATTAGATAATCGAACATCTTATCAGTTATTCCAATTTTTCTTCTTGTATGCGATTAATAATTTGATTCAATTGACGGATGATCGTAAATTAATTGCCATTGATGTAAGAGAGCCAGTTGAAGAAGATATTATAACGACAACTGTAGAATTAGAAGAAGAGGACATGGCAGAGGTTACTGATATTGATATTATTCGTGGAGAACAACGAACTGTTAGAGAGAAAATAGCGAATGTTGTTGTTGTAATGTTGAATCTTATTAGGCGAGAGAAAGATATGATTAATTTAAATTCGAAAATGATTCGAGAAAAGGTAAATCGATCCAAGGACAAGGAAAGACATAAAATTACCTCCACTTTGCGAGACATGTCCAAGGAGGATAGAGCTATTGAGAATTTGTTTAAAAATCATCGCCTTGAACGATGGAATAAGGGTTTACAAAAAGGCTTAACCCAATATGTCGCAAAAACCTATGATGAGGAACGCGCCGAGAGAGAAAAGGACCAAATATTAGAGCAACAACTAGAAAATAGAGAATTATTAGGTCAAGCTATTACTGCTGATCGTGATATAGCCATGATGGAAGCTGAAGAAGGACAGATAGTAGCTGATAGAATTGATGCGGATGTGTTTAATATGGCTAATATTCCGGATGACGATGATATGGGCGATGCTGACGACGAATATAGACTTCAATTCGACGATAATGAAGAGTAAAGAAATGTGATAAGGGTAAAGTAATGTAACTCGATAAAAATAAAATATAATATTTATTACATTTTATTTGTTTTGCATATAATGCACATTTATTCATAATTTATTTATGTTTGAAACATCCCCCGAATTCGGCCAAAAGAGGGCTACTTTTTGGATTTTGCTTTTTCGGGACATGTTTTTCATGTAGGTAACATGCGCTACACGATTTTTGAAAATCGCATCCGCCGAGAAAATCATGTAGGTCATGTAGGGAGCTACCTACATATGAAGGGACTTGATTATTACTAAAAAAAGTGATATGTTTTTGATATATGTAGCAAAGTGACTTTTTACAAAATTTCCAAATTGATTTTGGATTTTAAAAAATTACACAAGGTTTTTATGTGTGTTTTTTTATTTTTTGGTTTGTGAATTGGAAAATCACGAAAAATGTGTTTTAGAGCATAATGCTCACAATTTTATTTTTGGAAGAAATAATTTGTTATGACACATTTTTATATATTTATGTGAAATGATTTAGGAAGTTTTTATATGTATCCAATATAGAGTTACAATGGATGACAAAAAAATGCCGAAAAATGCCGAAAAATTCTATTGTGAAATATGTGACTTTAAATGTAGCAAGGAAAGTAATTGGAATAAACATTTATTGACACGTAAACATAAAACGAGTTACAATGGAGTTACAAATGATGACAAAAAAATGCCAAAAAATGCCGAAAATGCCGTGAATACTTATCATGAATGTGCTTGTGGAAATATATATAAATACAGACAAGGATTATGGAAACATCAGAGATCGTGTTCAATGATATTAACCGATATTTTATCGAATGATACCACCATATCGAATAGTACTACATTAGATGTTTCAAGTGGTTATAAAACTTCTCATATTGTTCAAATCGTAGAATTACTTTTAGCCAAAAATAACGAATTCATATCTGATTTGGTAACCAATATAACCGAAAAAAACGGCAATATCATGGAAAAAATGATAGAAATTATGCCAAATATAGGTAATCAGTCACATAACACAATGACAAATAGTCATAATACACAAAATTTCAATATTCAAATGTTTTTGAATGAACATTGTAAAAACGCCATGAATTTAACTGATTTTATCGATTCTTTGCCTATTACAGCAGAAACATATGATAATACCATACAAAATGGCTTAACCAAGACACTAACAAATATGATAACTAATGGACTCAGCCAATTGGATATATTGGAACGACCGATTCATTGTACTGATGCCACTAGAAAAACCCTCTACGTGAAAGAAGCGAATAATTGGGAGAAAGATACCGAATTGTTAAAAATATTATTTGGAATAAAACAGTTGGCTAGAAAACAGAGAACCATGATAAGCGAATGGAAAGACGTGAATGAAGGATGGGAAAAAGATGATAATATACAAACAAAATTAACAACTTTAATATGCCATTCTATGACTGATATTGAAAATGACGAGAAAGAAACAAGTAAAATCATTAGAGCAATAAGTAAAAATGTATACTTGGACAATGAAGCAAAGCAACAATATATCAAGTAATTAAACAAAGTTAAGTATTATTTGGTAAACAAAGTTAAGTATTATTTGGTAAACAAATACCAGATAATATTAGTTGGGCTTAAAAATCAGTTCGTCTTACATCTGTGTAGAACCTACACACATCGAGTATAATAAACGATTGGTGAAATAACCAATGAAGGTTGGGAGAGAAACCAAAATAATTTGGAAGATTGTTTCTCTCTTCTTATCGAAGAAGTAAATGTACAACGCAGTAAAGATTATGTATAAAAGAAGAATGAAATTAATAACGGACAAGTAATAGAAATAGTCACAGTATGAGCCACCCAATGGCGAAAAAACGGATTTCTCACTTCCTTGATTCTGAAAAAGGTTCATTATAATGTATAACAATAAAATAAATTAATTTAAATTAAAATATGCCATATTATTAATAATAACCAAATGACTATAGGTTTTATCAGAAAAAATATTAACAGCGTCGCGATTATTATTTTTTTATTATCATTTTTGTTGTTAAACTATCTCCGCCCCGGATTTTTATACAATAACGACGGAACTTTAAGAGAATTCGGTCTAGGGCAACGCCGTAAAACAGTATTGCCTATTTGGCTATTGAGCATCATTTTAGGCATTTTGTCCTATTTATTTGTAATATATTTTATCACAATTCCTAAATTTTAGGTAAATGTTTTATTCATAAGATTTGTAAACCATTTGACTACCCTCCTTTTGCTGTTTTGCCTTGGCTATCTTGGATTCTTGTTCCAAGTATTGCGCATGTCTCTTTTCCATCTCTTTCACAGATTGTTCACAACCAGCATTTAATATAGCATTATAACTGATAGAAGTCGTTAATACTCCAGTAAGAGCATACCACATAAATTCTGCGATTTCCGTCTTCATTTTAACATACCCTGACAATTCATCAAATTGCGCATCACCTACACCCGCCTTTAATAAACCCCCCTTCTTCATAACGGACCACCATTCTGTTAAATTCGATGTTGTCATGGAGTTAATAAGAAGAGATTTGTCTTCATACACATTATTTAGAGCAGATATCATATCCGCATTTCCAGCGCCTATATTCGCACTCTTCTTGTCAGTCAAAATACTTTTTAAAAACGTATCAACGCCAGTGATATACGCAAACAAATAACCAATTGTATTCGAAAACGGGCTTAACCAATACGGAAAGAGCATTAATAATAAATTTATTGTACCAAAAATGAAAAACCACGGCAATAAGGTTACTTTTATAGCAGTACCTGGTTGAGTAAAACCACATATTTCATTTGTTAATCCTAAATTTATAAGGAATTGGGCTATAATTAACACTAAAAAGTATACCATGGTTATCGTTTTAACGGTCGACGGAGATTTAGTATAATATTTAAATACGAAATAACCCAATGTTAATAGTAAAAAAGATATAATTGATGTTGTTGGATTTGCTGCAGCCATATAATAATAGGTATAATATATTTTGAAATTATAAAAATATATTTTAATGGACGCTCTTCAAAATATCCGCCCTCGTTTAATTGAGCCAGGCGTTAAATATTTCCTCAGCGCATCTTTAGAACAATGTCACATACTAAAAAACAAATATAATAATTTTTTATATAATTTAGGATTGTTCTTAGCATTTGTATGTGTGGTTGGACTGACCTTGTATTTTAAATACAGACATAAAAACAATATTAAACTTCAAGAAGAAAAGAAGAAGCAACAACAAGAATATATCATGAGTAAGCTACGGTTTATGCAAGATTATCGAAAAAATCAAGTGAATCATTTAGCTAGTGATTTGTCTACTTGGCAAAATAATCCGGAAGTTCAATTTTACAATAGAAAAATATTCTCCTAATCTATATGAACAGTGTAGATAAATTACCCATAGATGATGATAGTTTACAAGAAACACGGGCAACATCTGTAATTTCAAAAAAGGTCAATATTAACAAGAACGTAGTAGATAACGAATTTGTAGAGAAATTGAACGAATATTACAAGCTAAAGCACGAATACGAAACAAAAAAATTGTCTCAGAAGAATAGTATTTTAAAGGACACTACATTAAATATGAAACGCAAACAAGATAAATATAAGCGTATGAAGGTTAATTGTATTAATTGCGGTCGTAATGTCGGTACTATATTTGAAAATGATAGTGGTATATTGAGCGCAGTATGTGGTGATAAACTAGCACCATGTAAGTTAGATATTAAAATAGACAGAGGAAAATTTCTAAGTTTAGAAAACTTGATAGACGTTTTTCAAACAGGTGTAGATGAAATGAAGGAAAAAATAATTTCGACCAAATTGGATTTGTTATTTGGATACGATTCAGAATCGGTGGTATTAAAAAAATTCGGCAAATTGAAAGACGAATTGACAGAGGATTTAGAATCTGTAATGGAATATAGAACTCATTTTATTGAAACCGTTTCTAATTTAGACAATAAATCGGAATTAAATAGTAAAATGACAATGTTTTACAATAAAATAGCGCTTATTAAATCAACAATTGAACAATTCAATGAGATGGGGCAAATACAATTAATTAAAGACATGGTCTCGATGTATGATACAGAATTATTGCCACTGCTAGATGAAATACGAAAATTGAAATACAAATATATGGCTATGGAATACGATGCGGATACAGATACACATCGACTCGTAAGAAATGTCTTTACTTTACAAGATATGACTGTACCGTTTGACAAACCGAGGGTCGATTCGTTTGTCATTGGTAGCAATAAAACGCAGAAAAAAGGGACGGGCATATTACGCGATGAATATGATGACGACATGGACGATAATCGTTACCGAGAATAAGTAATAATATACAACGATATATTGACGCGTAAATAATAATTTCATAATAAAATTTTATAAACGTTTATTATAAAATGTATCTAATTAACCTCAAGGTGTTTATAATTAGTTTTTTAATAGGAACCCTTTTTATGTTAATTACCGATCCAGAGCCAAAAGAAATAACCGTTTATCCTACAAACGACAATAAGCACTTGTTTCAATTTCGCGACAAGGCGGATAATTGTTTTCAGTTAAAGCAAACCATTGTCAAATGTTCTAATGACGCTGAAGAAATTCCCATACAAATATAGGCGATACAAATATAGGCGATACAAATATAGGCGATACAAATATAGGCGATACAAATATAGGTGATATAAGTAATATATCTATTATATATATAGATATGAAATTTGAGAGATTTTTTCATACGGAAACAGGTAAAATAATAATTTCAGTACTATTAGGTTTAGGATTAGCCACATTATTTAGAAAAGGATGTACTGGCAAAAATTGTATAGAGTTTAAGGCACCTACTTTAGAAAATATAAAGAAAAAGATATACAAATATGGAAATAATTGTTTCAAATATGAAACCGAGACAAATGTTTGCGATGATAGCAAGAAATCCATAAATTTTGCGTAATTATTGCTATCTATCAATCTTAACAGTATATTAGATTATGTCTGACACTACTAATTTAGCCGATTTACCCACGGATCCAATTTCTGGAGGAGGAGATGGACAAAATGTTGTCCTACAAACAACGGATAGAAACACTACATATAATCCGATTATTGCGGTGCCTCAGTCTAATAACGGACAAAATGCGATTAACGAACAAAAAGTTATGAACGAATTAGTGACTGGAATTCAACAAGCAGTCGCGAGTGGTGCTACTGGATTACCGTCACGAGACATACCTACAAACACGGTTCATTTTGCCGACGCACAAGTGAAACCGAATTATGTTCCTCAAACGGAACAGCATGATTATATTCAAAATACAGATACGGAGCAAGAAATATTAGCAAGAAGAATGAAAAACCAAAATTCGCGTGATTCGCTCGAAATATTGTATGATGAATTCCAAATACCTATTATAATAGGATTGTTGTATTTTATCTTCCAATTGCCAGTTGTTCGAAGTAAAGTATTAGCAATGTTGCCTGCGTTATTTAATAAGGATGGTAACCCAAATTTAAGTGGTTATATCATCAATAGTTTGTTTTTTGGTATATGTTATTATGTCATTTCCAAATTGTTGACACATTTACAACATGTATAAGCATACGATGACGTAAGCGTAAAGCATTTGTAACACAGTAAACAAAACAAAACAAAACAAAATAAAATTGAATGCTAATATGTAAAATCTATAAATTACATATTAGTTAAGTACGGATAAAACGACTCTATAAGAATGAACGAAAATATGGGTAAATATGATTATACAATGGTTCGTGATGCTATGAATGTAATCATCGAATTAAATATAGTTAATTTTGTGAAGGATTTCGATAATGAAAAAGGGTTTATGTTTGCGGACGACAGACGAATTCTTATGATTGGACATGCTTTAGACCATCAATGTCATAGTGGAGCGTCTTTTGCTTATACACTAAGACAGTGTCAGTATTATTTTAATCATCCGGATGAGTGGAAGCGAATTCAAACAATTCATGAGCCGGAACTACACGTTGAACCTGATTTGATATTGGAAAATACAGAACAGGACATGTTTTTCGAACAATGTGGATAAGAAATATTAGAACAAGTTACAATACAAGAAAACTGAGAGAAAATAAATAAAAAGAAAAAGGAAAAGAGAAAAAGAAAAAAGAAAAAAGAAAAAGAGAAATAAACAACACCCACACAATTCAAATTTTCTTTATGTGTTGAATATTTGAAATGCTTTGAAAATACTCAACTAGTGGATCATTTTTATAGTCGGAAACATAATAAATATTTTTTATTCCGGCAGCACATAGCATTTTCATACAATTTACGCATGGATAATGAGTGATATACGCATCGCACTCGTCGCTACTAACGCCTCGTTTAGCACAATCAGTAATAGCATTTTGCTCAGCATGAACTGTTGCTTGTTCGTGATCATCTACCACTTTAGATTCATGTGGGGCTCCAGGCAAAAATCCATTATAGCCTTGCGAAATAATACGATTATCTTTAACTAACAAACATCCGACCTTTAATCGCTCACAAGGAGATCGTGTAGCCGTATATTCCGCTATTGTTTTAAAATATTCTTGCCACGATGGACGTTGATTCGTGGACATATATGTAAGTAAATATTTTGAAAAACTAATATAAACTAAAAATAACAATAGGTTCCATGGCATTAAATACATTTATAAATACATTAATTGAAAATATACCGGAAAAAAATCTACCACCCGAAATAGATTTAGTCTTGGACGGAGGCGCATTCAACGGTGTATATATGTTAGGTGGTTTATTTTACATTAAAGAATTGGAGTCTAGAGAGAAATTAATGATAAAAAGAGTTTCCGGATGTAGTATAGGTGCGATATTAGGTATATTATTTTTACTAAATAAGATGGATATATCGATCGAAATATGTAATAGTAGTTATAAATATCTGAGGCGTCATCAAGACCTTAAAAAGGTCGTCGTATTGTTTAAGAAGATTCTCAATGATGTTGTAAAAGACGAAGACCTTGTTGTCGTGAATAATCGTTTTTATTTGACTTATTTTGACACAATAAAAGGGAAACAAATTATTAAAAAGAGATACAAGAGTAAGAGTGAATTAATCGATAATATAATTAAATCTCTCTACGTACCTTATTTAATAGATAGAAAGCCTACAGACGATGATGGTTGTATTGATGGTGCGTTTCCATATATGTTCAAGTCTAGAGAAAATAAGCGCAAGGTCTTGTTTTTAAATCTACAAAGTTTTGACAAAATTAAAAAAATGATTTTTATAAAAAACGAAAAGAACATATATCCCCGCCTATTGGAAGGTTTGATGGACACGCATCGTTTTTTTGAAACATGTAAGAGTAACAATATGTGTAGTTATGTGAATGATTGGAATATAATCGATATATTATTTTTTAGATTGAGAGAAATAATATACGTAATTCTGTTTTATATATTCAGAGTGGGATTACATATTGATAATTTATTACCAGAAAGTTGGAAGAAGGACACATTTATTCAACAGCATATATCCGTATTTAAATATATATGGAGAGATATTATGATATATTTAACAATATGATTATAGAATATGATAACATATGATAACATATGATAACATATGATAACAATATGAGCATACATATTTGAAATTTTTAGAATAGACCGAATATACCCTTTTTACCCTTATTTTTTTTCGTTTTCGCCATAGGCTTCTTTGTTTTTTTCCAGGTAACAGTCTTTTTCACCTTTACTGGTTCGGTCTCATTTACAGGTTCCTTTTCTTGTTTCATGTCAGCACCCATTTCCGCATCCTTGTCCAAATTCTTTGCGTCTTTATCCATTTTATTTTCAAAGGGAATATAGCGCAAAAACCACGATTCATACTCCTTTGAATTTCGCTGTCCCTTTAATTCCGCATATTTTTTGGCCTTTGTATTCCTCATTGCCTCTAATGTTTCTTGTTCACCATAACAATTCACACTAAATCGTTTCAACAACCCCTTTTGTTCGAGTCTATTTTTTTGTTGAACATCGAATAAATATTGGGCCATACATAAAATACGATTTTCATCATAATATTCGCGACCACTATAGAAAAAGGCAAAATACAAACTCAACATGGTATCAATTGTAGCTACACGAACCGTTTTATTTCCGCGTTTAATAATGTTATAACTATGACAAGCAAGTGGTTTATATATAAAAGCAACCGTTTCATCAATATTGTTGATTTTCACTCTGACTTCATAATGAGGAGCGACAAGTTCTCCAATACCATCATGTTTTACAATTTTGATACCAGTATAGTCAAAATCTTGTAAGCGTTCTTTCAACATACTGGCGGCTTGTTCTGGTTCCTCGGATAGGACATCAAAGTCAGGTGTTTTTTGAAATAGTTTTCTTTGTCTGGCTGGCATATATTCAGAATATAAGAAACTAGCATAACCGCCAAAAAAGACTAATCCTTGATCGATAAACGAATCACGGACAGCATAATACAGTTGTTCTTCTTTCTTAACATCAACCAACTCAAATTGTCGCTGGAATATTTTCGGATCACATTGTTTACCCTTTAAAGGATAGTTCTTGTTTAATAGAATAAGTCGTTTTAGCACCTTTTCCCATCGACTGATATCGCCAGCCGGTCTGGACAATTCTAAATACATGTTCATTCTGAGAAAGTTGGGTGGACAATACAATATGCCGTAAACACGGATCCCTTCTTTTTGAACTCGCTTAAACAATGATTTTTCTAAATAAGTAATATCGGCGACCGGAATGAAATTCACATATACCTTGTAAGTTCCATGATGAACCCCCGCCTTTGCCTCTACTTCTTGAAACCCGGCGTTATAATAAATATCAGCCAATTCTTTCGCATCATCCATTGCATTCGGAGAATAGAAATCATAATCGGGTATTTCAATATTTTTATCATAAAACTGGTCGTCAATCGGAAGAATATTATTAATGGCAGTTCCACCATAACAAACGAGTTTCTTCTTCTTGAGGAAATCTTCCAACATGGATATAATTTTTTTCACATCTGGGTCGCTGACAGTTTGTCTTCCCTTTCGTTTTTCAGCAATATCTATGGCGTTTCTTAATATTTCAACTTCTTTTTCTTCTAATGTAACTTGCTTTTTACAATTAGCCATATAAGATATATATAATAAGTATAAAAAATTATTATATATGAATTTGTATTGTGGTCTAAGCACGTATCTCTAAATACTAATAGAATAGTAATCAGTCGTCACAGTACGTGTAGTATAAGAATTCGCCGGATTTTGTGGCGTTGGGTCAGGTATAGTAACAGGAACAAAACGCAAATGCTCCGGTTTTAAAACAAATGCGTGACCAACTTCATCAAAGAATAAACTATAGTATTCCATGTTTGAATCAAAATTTTGGAAACTCATGCCTACCCACTGACATCCATACTTGAAGTTTAGTGCGGCTGCCACATTATTATTATACGCACTGAGATCGGGCATAGTTAGATTCATATTTTTCTTATTATATTCAATCAATTCATTTGAATCCGGCGCGTTGACAATATCATATTGGCGAGTAGCCCTTAAAAATATAGAATTAGAGGCAATATTCACATATTCTTGAAGGGGCGTATTTTCAAACATAGGATTTGATCGGTCGACCGAAATGATAATTTTACCAGTGAATTCCTTTAATGGAACGGATCCTAAATTATTACCATTGTATTGGTAACTGTATTCTTTGGATAATAACCTAGAATGAAATGTGGAATAGATACTATCGGCCATTTTCTTGTATATTTTGTCGTTATTACTGGAAATACGAAAATGTAAAATTAATGGGTCATTTGGATTGGGGCACGATCCACCGCTAAAGGCATAATTATTAACCGTTTGTAGAGCTTCGTCAAAAGCTATTTGATTATATGTTTGTTTAACATGGTTATTATCAACCGCCGATGTAGCTACAACAGGATCGTCGCGAACCGAATAAATTTCAAAATCTAGAACACGAGCACCTTGCGCAATACATGTTTTTAAAGCACATACATTCACATAGTCATTTTTAAATTGCCCACCACAGCAACAATTGTATGCGGTTTTTACATAATAATCGCGCAATAAATATTTATATGTGGCGTCATCTGGATTATAAGAAGAGATGAGTGGGAAAGAAGGATATAATTTTCCCAGCGCATCACAATTATTTTTATTAAGACGCATTTTACCAAGAGTATATGTAGTAATACCAATTATCAATACGACGATTACTGCGTAAACAACATATTTTATAGTAGTGGCGCTATTTTCTTCACTTAACATATTTGAAAACATTTGCTGAGCCTTTTTTAAACCGTCCATACTTATATTAGATTATGAAAAAATAATTCGATAAAAACATATATTATATTAATTATTATAAAAAGTTAAACATAATTATTGTATGACAAATATATATATAATCCATGCCAGGAGGACTATTAAACATTGTTTCTTATGGAAATCAAAATGTATATTTAAATGGAAACCCGTCAAAGACATTTTTCAAAACAACATATAAAAAATACACCAATTTTGGACTACAAAAATTTCGTATTGATTTCGACGGTTTACGAAATTTGAGAATGTCTGAACCCTCTAAATTTACGTTTAGAATGAAACGATATGCGGAATTATTGTTGGATACTTATTTAGTAGTTCAATTGCCTACTATATGGAGTCCCATCTATCCTCCTCAAGATTGTTCTGGAAATTGGGCGCCATATGAATTCAAATGGATTGATAATTTGGGTTCACAAATGATCGAGGAAGTGGAGATTGTGGTAGGCGGTCAAACGTTAAATAGGTATTCTGGTGCGTATTTATTAGCCATGGTTCAGCGCGATTTTTCAAAAGATAAAAAGGAACTATACGATAAAATGACCGGTAATATTCCGGAATTAAACGACCCTGGAAATGTGGGACCGCGTGTAAACGTTTATCCCAATGCGTATTATACTACAAATCAAGTCGGTCCAGAACCATCCATTCGAGCAAGAAAGTTATACATTCCTATTAACTTTTGGTTTACTTTAGCTGCGAAAATGGCGTTTCCGCTCGTGGCCCTCCAATACAATGAATTGGAAATAAATATTACGCTAAGACCAGTTCAAGAATTAATAGTGATTCGTGATGTAACTGACCAACAAAATAATTATCCGTATATTCAACCGAACTTTAATGAAGCGTTACAGCAATTTTATCGATTTATACAACCGCCACCTGACATTTCACTTAATACAATGTCATATCAAGATAAGCGAACGAATTGGAATGCGGATATTCATTTAATATCCACATATGGGTTTTTATCGGAGGAAGAATCGAAAGTATTTGCCACCCAAGAGCAAAAATACTTGTTTAAATCTGTTTATGATTGGAAGTTTTTCAATGTTACTGGTAGTCAGCGTGTCAAGTTAGAAAACACAATGGGTATGGTATCGTCGTGGATGTGGACATTTCAGCGTACGGATATTAATTTGCGAAATGAATGGAGTAATTATACGAATTGGCCATATCGTTATTTGCCACAAGAAGTTGAATTTGCTGACCCATCTGGAAATTGGGTATTGAATTGTAATCCTATTACCCTGGGTGGTATAGGACCCGGATACAATCCAGCGACTGGGGCGCATACTGGTTATTTTACTACTGGTATTTTTGCCCCTCAGAATCAAAGGGACATTTTACTTCAATTAGGTATATTGTTGGATGGAAAATATAGAGAAAATGTACTTGACGCTGGTGTGTATAATTATGCTGAAAAATATGTGAGAACATCTGGTAATGCTCCAGATGGGTTATATAACTACAGTTTTGCGATTCATACTGACCCATTTGATTTCCAACCGTCTGGTGCTATGAATATGAGTAGATTCCGCGAGATTCAATTAGAATTCACAACATATAGTCCACCTCTAGATCCATTAGCACAGGTTTATACTATTTGCGATCCATCTAGTGGCGAAATTATAGGTGTTAATAAGCCGACGTGGAGAATATATGATTACAACTATAATATGACTGTATTTGAAGAGAGATACAATGTACTAACATTTGTTGGTGGTAATTGTGGTCTCATGTATGCTCGTTAAATATTCACACAAAGATATCATGTAGATATAACAACTAAAATATATTTTATTTACTTACTAAAATATATTTTCGCAATACACATCAACACATCATAACAAATATAATTCTATTTTACATATTTTTTATGAGTTTTCCTCCCATATTTACAATATTGTTTTTGGGAAAATCCTTTTGGCCGATTACAATTTATAGACCTTTTATATTTTATACTCCATTTTCTAGTTGTCCTTTTTTTACTTCTGGTCATTTTATATGTTATAATGAGATAAAAATCTGCGTTTGAAATGTGAATATGTATGTGTAAAAGGTGTATTACGCAACCGGATATTTACTTTCATATTCTGTAATAAGAAGCTTTTTAACTTGTGGCAATAAATCGGCTAATGGTTTTTGTTCATTCATTCGAATAATTTCAACACTATCATACCAAACTTTATCGTTATTATTAAACCATCGCCACTCGCTTGTATATCCAATAAGTAGCAACGTTTTTACACCCATAACACCGGCCATATGAGCAATAGAAGTATCAATGGTAACTAGGACATCAATATTACGCAATAAAGATATAGTATCATGAAACGGCTTGAAATTATCAATATCATAGTTCATTATTTTATCAGTGAAATCAATGCGTGAAAAGTCCTCCGCTATTTTATCATCCATTTTATGAAGACAAATAGACTGAATTCTATCATCTATACATATATCCTTGAAATCTTCCAAGTTGATTTGTTTGTCAATATACGAAATCAACAATCCACTATAAACAAATCCCACCTTTAACTTATTTGTGAATACTGATAAATTTTGTTTCCACAATTCATTATTTTTCTCGTCTTCCGCGATGTAATTTATAGTGTTTAATGTAATTTTTTCTAATTTTAAAATATACGGAAGAGACATGGTATATATTTTTTTGTCATAAATAGAAATATCAAGCGGTTGTGAATCATCGCGAATCATTATATTATCATATTGGCCTACATCGAATAAATGAGAAACATTTGTTCTACAAAAGTAGGTTATTTTTAAATTGGGAAATTTATTGGATAGTTCAATAATAAATCGAAAGTATTGTATATTATCGCCAATACCTTGTTCATATATAATCATGAGATGGTTACATTTATCTTTTCCATTCCAATATGGAATCGTTGGGATTTCAACGCGAGATATTTGTTTTGTTTGAGGTGAGACATGATTAAACGCCAATCTATTTTCATACAACTCGAATCCTTTTAAAAATTGTTTATTTGCTAAATATGGAAAACATTTATTATATAAATCGGTTGATGATGGTTTTTTCATAGATTCATATGCTTTAATAGATTCGCTATATTTTTTTGTATACAAATACAGTTCTCCTAATCGCAAATAAACACTATCGGTTTGACTTAATCGTAAAGATAGATTTAAACAAATACGCGCCTTTTCGTATTCTTTTAATATAACGTGACATACTGCAATATTATTATACACGTCTGGTATATCATTTCTAATGCTTAACACCTGTTTAAAATGGTGGATAGCTAACTTATGTTCATTGCTGTTAACATAATATACACCTAATTCATTATGAAGTATACACTCAGATGGTGATTGTGGCGGAGTATAGCAAAGTAGTTTTTTAAACTGTTTAATAGCCATTTCACGAGTATTGATTCCACTATTTTCAGGATTAGTTGTTTTTCTATAGGCCTCTAATATATACTCCAAGCATTTGCTATCAGGTGATACATTAGTATATAAATTACTACACAGTTGTATAACATCATTATATTGTTGATTCTTCATATAATTGTCCAGTTTAGCCAAGGATTGTTGTAACTGTGACATGATTATATTAAATATATAATACTAATATTTAATATATTTCCGTACAATAATATTTAATATATTTCCGTACAATAATATTTAATATATTTCCGTACAATAATATTAAAAACATTTCTGTACAATTATTATATAGTATATGAGTACTAACCTAGTTTCTGTACCCATTTCGATTGGTGAACTGTGTGATAAATATACGATTTTACAAATAAAGGCAGAGAGGATTCATGATGCTAACAAATTAATTAAAATAGAAAATGAAATTCAACATTTGAAACCTTTGATCGAAGAGTGTAAAGTATCTTTAGATAAATTAAACGACCTGAAAAAAGTGAATGAAAGTTTATGGGATATTGAAGACAATATTCGTAATAAAGAATCAAAATCATTATTCGATAACGAATTTATTGAATTAGCACGGGCCGTATATATTACGAATGACCACAGATTTGAGTTGAAATCAGCAATTAATGAATATTACAAATCTGATATATGTGAAGTTAAAAGTTATGCCAAATATTAGTATGATAATATTAAAATATTAGATATCATAATGTCCAACGGTTTGTATAGCTTTGGACATTATATTTTATGAAATACACATTAGCACATTAGCAGTTTATCGTAGCATTGAATTACCTATACTACTTATACCCATTTTGCTTGGAGGTTCATACGCAGTTTCTCGATTGTTTGAATTTGGCGAAGTATCATAATTTGATTCGACTGGAGATTTTGTGTTAGAAAGTGGACAGTTCAATCCTTTATATGGATCGGCGGTCCAAGCAGTATTTGCTGAATATACACCACAATCTGAAAACATTCCAGTAGCCGTTTTGCGACAGGTGTATTCGACATTAAATTTATAATCATTTGGAAATTCAAATTCTGTAGTGCGAAGTGGGTCGGTTTTATTTTCTAATTCTACACCTGGAAAATCTCCTATATTATCATCAGAATCGCCACCTTGACTGAATGGCTGAGGGTTGCTAGGTTTCAAATTATTTATCGCTTGTGCTGTATAACCATTACTAACCGTAAGGAGCTGTGTTTGTATCATATATTCTGAATCAGCCGTACCAATTGGAGAAGATCCTGGTGGTTGTATCACATTATTTACTTGTTGAGGCGTAAAACCTTCTTGTGTGCCGAAAAACATACTTTTTTGAAAAATATATTGTTGATACACAAAATACAAAAATATCATAATAACAAGTGACATAAATATTATTTCGGTCATATAAGTTATTATGATATTTAAAATACTTGGCAATTGTCTTTGTCTGCCGACGGCTTTATCTGCCGATGGCTGCTAAATTTATTTGTCTTTTGTCTGCCGAGTCTGCCGACGGCTAAATTTATTTGTCTTTTGTCTGCCGAGTCTGCCGACGGCTAAATTTATTTGTCTTTTGTCTGCCGAGTCTGCCAACGGCTAAATTGTCTTTGTCTGCCAACGGCTAAATTGTCTTTGTCTGCCGACGGCTAAATTGTATTGTTTCGTTTTCGCTTTGTCTTTGTCTTTGTCTTTGTCTTTGTCTTTGTCTTTGTATTTGTATTTGTCTGCCGATGGCTAGAAGAGTTTATTTTTGATTTTTGTGTTATACTACTCTTACTCTTATTCTTAATACTCTTAGATTTTTTACTGATTAATTTATCTACGTACTTTGATTTACAATGCTCATACAAACCCTTATCTGTGATATACTTTTCTATACCAGGTGTTGTGAAAGTTTGAATGTTTTTCAGCGACGAGTAATAGACATCCAATTCTTCTCTTACACGATTTCCAGCTGCTGCTTTATATGCTCCAGTAACAAGTTTAGGTAAAAATACAATTCTTGTCATTATAATTTTTTTTAATCCTTCAAATTTAGTCGCGTTCTTGTTAAAAACGATAAAATCATCAATTTCCTTTGTACTAATATTATTAGTCTTGAAATATTGTTGAACCGCCATAGGATACTCGTAATTTGCTTGTTTTAGTAGTTCTCCTAAATTGATACTTTTATATACATAATTTTCACCTTGAATTACTCCTATTTGTTCAGGTGAATAAATATCAGAACAGATTGTATTTACTGTAAAAAACAGTTCCAATGATTTATACCACTGTCCTTTTACTCGCTGTATAATACTTTCTATACTACTTGTCAAATATACATTTTCCTTTTGTTTTTTCGTAAAATAATCTAAACTTTTTATTGTCGTTCCAGGGTCTTTTTCTCGTTTTCCATATTCAATTTCATGTTCGTTTACAATAAATTTAATATTAGAAGGCACTGAATTGTTGTCTTTGATGTATTCAACCAGCTTTTTCAACATAAATACTCGGTCTTCTTCGTCTACACAACGCACCCATGGCTTATTATAATATTTATTGGTAGGAACGAAATGATATTCTACATTTACTTTATTGTCAAATTTAGAAGACATATAAGTAGCAATATTAAATGCCAATGTTCCAACTACTCTTGTAGGTGGAGAGAAAACACCTCCATCCCATATATATATTGTTTTTTTATTTGGCATAATATTCTTCTTATAATACGGGAATAAAATATTATAATTATATTTATTAAATATATACATGGCTAGTGAAAATAATGCCGATACAGAAAATAATGAACCTAAACAAAAACAAAATAATTGGGTAGCGTTTATTATAAATATTTTAATAATATTTGCTGTAGTATTTGGTGTCGGATTATTCGGAGCAAATTTTGTGTATTTTACAAGAATTGATTTAGATAACATGTTTCCAAATGATCCCAACCATATACCATATGTCGACGAAGTTACATCCGGTCCAAATAAACCAACCATGGGTGGTAGAAAAATGAAAGGGGGTTCGCGTGGTGGAGTCGGAGCATGTGGCGAATACATAGATTTCACTGAAAGTTCGTTATTCAACAATAAATATTTCGGCGGAATGTTTAAATATGGCTTTCCGTATAGTATGGAAAGCAAAGAAGGCGGATTTTTTAATACAATTTTCAACTGGATCGTAAACAAAATTAAATATTCTTATATTTGGCAACGTACATTTATAAAACAAGTGATAAGTTTTGTCGGTTCTTCGTGTGAATTTCCACCAGATTCAATGAAAGATATTGTGCCGTTTATATTCGGACCACTTGTAATTGGATTTATCATATTGATTACATCATTATGGTGGTTACCTACACTAGTAAGTGTATTTGTGAATGAAACGCAAAAATGGGGTTGGTTAATTTCTATATTAGGTCTGTTTTTTGGATGGACATGGTTAATTACTGCTTCAATATTACCGATACAAATATTGGGAGTGCTATTTACTTTTATATTGTTACCCGTTATTCTAAACGGTAGGAAAATATTAGAGATAATGGGAAATGAATATAATAGTTATTATTTGGGAGTGTTATTTTTAATTGCGACAATAGTTGTTTCATTTATTAATTTAAGTTATTGGACGGCTCTTCCGCTTTCAATTGTATGTTTATATGGATTGATACCACCTGGTCTCAAAGGACAATCCAATAAATAATAATCGCGATGACAGAATAGACGATATCAATACATGCGATATCTGTAATATATTACTTTTTCTAATATAATATAAAAAGTAATATATATCGTATACATAATGGGAAAAAATAATAAGAATAAGCACAAAAACAATAAACAGATACACGATCCTCATGTTCACGATATAATTGTAAGTAGTGTTAAACCTATTCAAAAGATGCCACCAAAAGATAGCAAATATCCATTTGTAAGTGTTTGTACTCCCACGTTTAATAGACGCCCATTTATTTCAGCAATGTTGAAATGTTTTAACCATCAAATATATCCAAAGCACAGAATGGAATGGATTATAATTGACGATGGAACAGACAAGATTGAAGATCTAGTTAAGGACCACCCAAATGTAAAATATTTCAAGTATGACGAGAAAATGACGCTTGGTCGTAAGAGAAATTTGTTACACGAAAAGAGCATTGGAGATATATTAGTATATATGGACGACGATGATTATTATCCTCCCGAACGTGTAAGTCATGCTGTGGAAAAATTACAAGCGAATCCATCTGCTCTATGTGCTGGATCTAGTGAGATTTACATATATTTTAAGCACATACAAAAGATGTACCAATTTGGACCGTACAAGCAATCGCATGCTACTGCAGGAACATTTGCCTTTAAAAGAGAATTAATTCAAAATAAATACGATGATGATGCGTGTTTGGCGGAAGAAAAGTCATTTTTAAAGGACTATACAGTTCCATTTGTTCAATTAGACCCATTGAAAGTTATTTTAGTATTTTCACATGAGCAGAATACATTTGATAAGCGAAAATTATTAGATAATCCTCATCCACAATATGTAAAGGAATCCACTAAAACGATTGATGATTTTGTAAAAGAACCTGAATTGAAAGATTTTTACATGAATGTAGATTCGCTATTGGAGAATTATAGTCCAGGTAAGCCGACTATGAAGCCAGATGTATTGGAGCAAATTATAAAGATTGAAGAATCACGTAGAAAACAAGCAGAACAACAGCTTGCGCAAAGTGGAGCAAATCAACAAATATCAATACAGCGTGACGGTGAAGAGCCAACTGTATTAACAATGACCCAAGTTGTAGGCTTAATTAAACAACAACAAGGTCAACTGGCACATTTAAAACAAGTCTGCGACAAATTAATTAAAGAGCAGATTGAATATAAAGTTCAAATTAAATCACACGAAAGTATTATTAATCAATTACAATTATTGAATGCTGATTTAACGAATAAACTAAAGCAATATGGTGTAAGTGTTGATATTACTCCAGAGCAAATTGTTGATATTACTCCAGAGCAAATTGTTGATATTCGTTCTTAATACAATATAACGTAACAATAATAACATAATACACCATCATTTATGTAATAGTAAAAATATATTACTTGTATCGATTACAAGTAATATATCTAATATGCGCAATATCCACAATATCCACAAAATATCTAATCACAATATTTTAGATATGTAAATCACTAGAAACAGATAATTCATCATCGACAATATCAGCAGTACCGTGTTTATCCAAATAACGATACATTCGTTTAATATCTAATTTACTAATTTCGTAATTTTCAAATATTTCAAATATTTCCTCTTCCTTTTTTTGTTCGCGCAAATGGAGAAAAAACGCAAATAAATCGGTTTGGTCCATCGAAAGCGTAAAACATAGATTTTGAATAAACATATAATTGTTGTATTCAGTACTATATTTAGTCAAGACTTTTGTAAATCGAACATCAGTTGGATTATACTTTGCTTTTTTTGTAAACGTTTCGTGATACAATTTATTGTTATAAAATGTTTTAATTAGAGAACTCATCTCATTGAATTGCCAAATTTGCTTTTGAAATGTGATTCGGTCAATATAATCGGCAAAACACATATTATTTAAAATCTGTTTGTAAAAAGGGAATGCTTTATTTACCGGATGTTTTTCTAAAACATCAACAATGTTTTCATGCCACAATAAACCAACAATCGTTCGATCCGTTTCATTCATAATATTATTATGATTGTTCAAATCAAAATTCGTATTAATCAACTTTTGAGTAATTTTTTTACTATCTTCGTTATATGTTTTCGGCTGGAATATATTCTGAATAATCTCATTTTTCAGTAATAAGTGTTGCTTATTATATATACTGATGATCGAGTTGAATTTTCGTAAATCGCCCTGTATATAATGAAGCAAGTTCTTTTTAAGGTCGGAGTCAATCGAAGGCATTACAGTCGTGAGTAGCGTTTCCATTTCTTTCGTAGTTGGATTCTTTAATTCATAACTGTTACATACTTTCATAAGCTCCTTTATTTTTTTATCAACATGGTAATTACCAATACATATAATTGGATTTAGTGTTATTTCCTCAACGCGCTGTTTTTTCGTTTTTTTAGGCCGTATCAATTTAATTAGCTGATTTATGCCTCCTTTATCACCATTATTCATGCCATCTATTTCATCCATAATAATGGCGATTTTTTTCACCTTTTTCTGAAGCATGGATAAAACATTTCTGTCCGACATATTATGCTTTGTAATTGTATCAATGATGGATTTATTGCGAATATCACCCGCGTCATACTTAATGACATCATAATTCAATTCTTTTAATATTTTTTCAATAAATAGAGTCTTACCCGTGCCGGGGTTCCCATACACATAAATACCACGCTTAACAGTTAAATTATTTTTGTCTTTTTCAAATTCTGTAAAAAAGGATTTAATATTTTCAGCTATTTTATTTCGATTTAAAATACTATTTATATCTATTAATTCCATATTTTGATAGTGTATATATTTGTATATGGTTTGTTTTTATGTTTCTTTTAGTTAAACATGTAATAAATACAAATATATCTTTGGTCAAAATACAAAGATATAAAACGGACCAAAATAATAAAATATCTGTTTATATATATTTATATAAATGCCTAGAAAACATAAAGATGTATATCATGGCGGTGTGCTACAGAGACAAAGAAATCCAAAATTAAATTCATGGCAAGCTGTATACAAAATGATTAGCTTACCGGATGCTAGGTTATCAAAAATTTCGTATAGTTCGCTATCCGGGTTTATATTTCGACTAGATGTACCTAGAATTGAAAGTAATACGGAGTTTTATGGTTTAAATGACAAGAAATCAGCATTAACTAAACCAATTTACAGTATAGTTTTTAAACTTGCTATAATTTCAAATGATGATTCTGATAGACTAAACCCTTTGATAATTACTGAGAAAAATGAAGCATTCGATAAAAAAACAGAAAATCTAAGAGATTTTAAAAAAGAAGCAGACACACAACAGCAAATTTATATAGATACTCTTAGTCCAAATGGAAATCCTATTACGTTGTCAATTATCGATTTTTCACATTTTGATAAAAGAAGTACTAGAATATTGCTAATGGAATTAAATAAGAAACATACTTCACGAACTATCAGTGAAATGTTGCGATACATCGGTTTAAATTGTTTAGATTCTTCAAAAAATAGACGTCTTGGTATGATAACTATGGAATTGGCAGAACCTTCTTACACAGAATTGGCTGATATTCCGATGGGAGAATACACATATATTAGTGGATGCCAATATGCTATAGCACAGACACTCATATTGTTTTTAAAATCAAAAAAATTAAATTTTGATTCCCATGCCGGAAATGTATTAGCAAGTACAACGCCAAGCAACCCCGGAACTGTTTTAATAGATTTTGGAAGAGTACTAGATTTTAATATGGATATTTATGAACACATAAAGGGTTATTATAACCAGCTTACTGGACATGATTATGATGGCGATCTTGATACATATAAGAAATATACAGTTACTGATTTATATATAAGTAGAACCAATCAACTAGGTACAGTGGTTAATAATATGATAAATATTATGCGATTTCTCAGTTATATGGACTATATTATAAATTCCATATCTTTTAAAATGAAAGGATCATTTGATAGACCACAACTAATAACCCTTTTACAATATTTATATGGTCCGTCCTTTAGAAGTTATTGGGGATGGAATGATGGAAATTATGTTGCGCCAGATTGGACTCTTACACAAGAGATATTTGATAGATACACCGCGATAATACCTATAATACAAAGTCTTACTGCCGCACGTATAGAACAAACATCATTTGTTAGTGAAACCGCTATAAAACGTAGGGTTGCTAATGGCGAGATTGCTAGTTTTAATGAAAATGTCAATAATTATGACAGAAGTAATAGTATTCAGTCAATTGATATACCAACAATCTCTACTGGATATATGGATAGAGATGGTAGATCTAATGAGGTGCCTGCGCGTGTGCCAGTGCCATATGCGGATGATGGCGCGGCTGATACTATGGAAATAGAAGAAGAAAGCTGTTGGGGTAAATTGTGTGGAAAAAAAGAAAAAAAAGAAGGAGGACGTAAAACGTATCGCAAAAATAAGCGCAGAGTTGTTCACAAAAAAAGAATTACTACACGGCATAAATCTAACAAACAAAAGCGATCAAGTAAGCAAAAACGTCGTTAAAGACGATAACGATAATAATGTAATGTAATTATAACTCAATGTATAATTACATTTTGTGTATTTTTAGTAAATATCAACAGTCAACCGTAAACATTGAAACGTAAACATTGAAACGTAAACATTGAAACGTAAACAGTCAATAAATAAATCTATTTATAATTTACAAATATCCGGTTTGGTTGTAATGCCATCCCATGTTAAATCACATGATTTTGCCCATTTACTTTTATTACAGTCGCCTGTAGGGCCTTGCCAAAAGCTATCTGTAAAATTCATAGTTTTACTACAAGACAGATTTCCTAAATTTTTAACATTTACGCATGTTTGATTAGATGTATTGCTAATGCTTCCTGCTTCAGGGGGTGTTTGTTGGTCGATCCAGTAATCAGGACACTGTGAAACATTTGGTGGGAATTTAACGTCAAATTTACTATTATACAATACAGTAGCTATAAAAATCATTAATATAATAAATACTACAATTGCGATAGTTAAGACAATCTTTTGAAAATTATATTCCATTATATAAATTAAACATATATAATTTTTCTACTTAATATATATATATACAATGAATTGTTCAAGTACAAATGGAAGATTAAATATAATTGGTCCAAATATAAATCAATTTTCCTTATTTGATAAAATACCAATTAATAGTGACTGTTCTACGTTTCACGAAGCCATGACTGGTAATTTCCAAGATTCTACATTATCTCTAGCATTTTTCAGCAAAGAGAATATACAGATTATTCAAAATGCGATTCGTGCTGGAGTATATGAAGTATCTAATCAACAATACATTATTGATAATCAAAACTGTGACACTTTAAAAATTATTATGAGAAGCATTTTCCTTCAGAGTTCTACGAATTTACCAAATCAAATAACGCAACAGATTGAAGCATTAAATGATTTAGTAGTATCGTATTGTGTAAAACACATATACAGTGAAGCACAGGCGTACATTAATTACAAACGTGATGTTAGTACAATGTATACTCCTATTGATAGACCAACACAACCAGATTTCAATAATAAAACATTGGAATTAAAGCATTGGTTTTAAAGCATTGGTTTTAAAGCATTGGTAATTTAGGATGTTAAACCTAACATTACAATACGCCACAATACTAACTAATGACCAATAATAACTAATATGTAGATAGTTAACTTTACATATTACAAATAACATATGCTAGATACCAACCGATTACGGCATAAAATTGGTCACCTATTCTATTTATTATATTGTCGGCATGATCTTTTCCACCAGGCCAAAATACAAATTTATTAATAATTTTCATACCATATGTTGTATTTTCAATATATTCAAATACCATATGTATTATGAACCAGAGCAAAAAGGACATGTTCCAATAATACACAACTATACCTACGGCAAAATGTAAAAGTGAATACTTGTCTGTAAAGTGTACTCCCATTATATACTTTGACAGTATAAAAAGAATAAAAATAAAAATAAAAATAAAATACTAGCCATCGGCAGATAGAACCATTAGCCATCGGCAGATAGAACCATTAGCCATCGGCAGATAAAGCCATCGGCAGATAAAGCCATCGGCAGATAAATAAAAATAAGTGAATTTAATTCACATTACTGTAAATATCTCTATCATTTTATCATTATCATGTAAAACATCTATTTCTTAACCATCTTCTTCACCTTGATTGTTTTAGGAGCATCCAAGTATTGCTTAAGTTCATCCAAATCTTTCAACCACATATTTTCAATAGCGGTGGATTGAATGACGCATAGTTCCGCTTCCTTATTAATCCTGTCATTTATTAGTTTTTCCGCGTTTTCCGCACTCACGCTATCCATTGGCATTTTAAGCAAATATTTATAGTCAGTATCATCTTCAATTACGGCATACTTTCGCGCAACCATCATTTCTAAGATTTCTTCTCTCTTTTTCTTTCTCAAGTCAATTTCTCCATCTAAATTCTCTTGAATATATCTTGCTTTATTAGAAAGCAATGTCAATTCTTTTTGAAGAGCATCCACCATGTAATCCTTTCTCTTTTGATAATACTTAAGTCGAACTGGGAAATAACTGTCGACAATTTCTTTTTCATTATCAAACTTCATCAATTTCTCCTCATCGTTGAACAAGTGCATATTATTCGTGCTTAATGAAGTGTACAATTTCATCAACTTCTCAAAATTATTATACATGCTTGAACTATCCAACGATTCATCAATGGGTTCATTTAATGTAATTTCGATATCTACAGTTGTATCCGTACTCATATCGTTATAATCTTTGACAAAAGCCTTGTTCTTCTTATTTTTATCCGCCTCCATCAAATTTTCAACATGTTGCTTAAAATCATCCGTCCAGTGTCCGATGGGCAATTCAGTGATACGAACCTTTTTATCATTGAGCTTTTGGTAAGTGCCCTTGACAATATACTTTTTACCTTCCATTTCTTGACATGTTCCAGTAAACCCTTTATACTGTGGACTAAATACAATGTCTTCTGTAGATTCTCCCTTCAACTTGCGTTGTAAATAGGAAATCAAATTATCTACAGAATAAGACAATATATCTGTACTAAATCCAGTTCCAATTCCTTTACCTCCGTTGACCAAAATCATTGGAATAATAGGAACATAAAACATAGGTTCTACTGGAAATCCATCATCTTTCAAATATTCCAATACAGCGTCATCTTCCTTTCTGTAAATATATCTGGTAATTGTATTCAATTGAGTAAAGATATATCTTTCACTCGCAGAATCTTTGCCTCCTTGAAGACGCGTTCCAAATTGTCCATTTGGCATAAGCAGATTGATATTATTACTTCCCACATAATCTTGCGCCATACCCACAATCGCCGCATTCAAACTTGCCTCGCCATGATGATATCCAGAATGCTCAGACACATATCCACTGAATTGCGCCACCTTGATTTCACTCGACAAGTTCTTTTTAAACGCACTATATAGAATTTTTCTCAAACTAATCTTCAAACCATCCATCATATTTGGAATAGACCGTTCACAATCATATTTGGAGAAGTGAATGAGTTCCTTATTAACGAAATCGGTGTAACTTACCTTATTGTCATTGGTATCCAAATAGCTATTTCTATCATAATTTGTCAACCATTCTTTTCTCTCTTCTGTGCGCTTCTTGTTAAATACCATATCTACGATATTATCACTACTCGCTCCATCATGCGTAAAATACACAATCTTTTTATTCGCAAAATATTCTTTGAATTCTTTGCTAGTACTTGTACCAAGACCCTTATAATATTTGATGACCCACCCCTTTGTATCATTTTCATTCGTCCATTTCTTATATTCGCCATCATTGTAAAACAGCAATTCTTGTCCGTTTTTCTTTGCCTTTAAAATCGGCGTATTCATAAATCCAATGAAATTGTCCAGTGTAGACAATGAGTTCCACTGGTCCTGAAATAGATTTAAGCCAAGACCTTTGATATGAGAGCCATCCAAATCTTGGTCAGTCATAAATAACACCGAATTATATCTTAGCGTGCTTGAAGCGGTTTCTCTCGTATATTTCTTACCCGCTTCTAGACCCAATATTTGCTTTATTTCAATAATTTCCTTGTTTTCACTAATGCGCTTTAGCGTTTCACCTCTCGTATTGAAAATCTTGCCCTTCATCGGATATACACCAATAATATTTCTATCTTCTTTTGACAGACCAGAAACAATACCCGCCTTGGCTGAATCTCCCTCACATAAGATGAGCGTACATTGTCCAGACTTGGCAGTTCCAGCAAAATTAGCATCAATTAGCTTGGGAATTCCGCGAATACTTTTAGTCTTTGTTCCATCTGTCTTCTTGGCTGCCTTGTTTTCCTTTACTTCGGTCAAAGCACATGCCGCATTCATGACCCCCATCTTTGCGATTTTTTCAATAAACACATCGCTAACCGTACAACTTGATCCGAATGAACTTGCAGCGGTTCCAAGCTCGTCCTTTGTTTGACTATTAAACGACGGGTTTTCAATATCGCATCTTAAGAATAGCATGAGTTGTTCTTTAATCGTATTAGGCTTGACATCCACCTTCTTCTTTAACTTAATATATGCGCACAATTTGCGAATGATTTGATTCATAATGTATTCGACATGTTTACCACCTTTTGATGTACAAATACCATTTACGAAACTGACTTGTTGGAATTCGTCATTGGGAGCCAAACAAACCGCGTATTCCCATCGATCATTTGCCATTTCATACAAACGCTTTACGTCTGTTTTAGAACCGACATATAAATCAATATATTGCTCGAAATTCTTACATGGGACTAATTGTCCGTTGAATTTTACCTTGATTGTTTTGTCTGTAATAGCGGATACATCATACGCGCGCTTCTTGAAAAGCGAAAGCATATCGTCCGTTAAACCTTGAATACCTAGCCGTTTATAATCTGGCCTGAAAGACACGCGAGTATATGGCTTAGTCTTACATTTAGTAATAGATGGTTTACTAATTTCATTCAAATTATTCTTGAATTCTTGGACATACTTTAGACCTCTTACATGATCAACTGTTTCGACTTTTCCCCATGTCGACCAAATTAATACCAACTTGAATCCGAATCCATTTTTGCCTCCAACAATCTTCTCCTTTTTTTGTTCATCGTAATTGGTAGATGTTCTCAAGTGGCCGAAAATCATCTCTGGGATCCAAATTTTATATTCAGGGTGTTCGGCCACATCAATGCCGTTTCCATCATTGTACATGTGAATTGTACCGTCTTCGTCCACTGTAATCTCAATATTTGTAACTGGTAAAGCATTTGCTATATTATCCTTGACAGCTTGAGCTTGGCGAATCACATGATCACGGCAATTTACGATGCCTTCATCAAACAATTTATACAGACCGGGAATGTATTGGAATTCCTTGGAAATAATCTTGTCGTCGTTGAAAATATAATCTTCATGGTCAGTATTTTCAATAGAACCAATATACGTGTCTGGTTTTTTTAAGATGTGTTCCTTGTCGGTTAACTTCTGATATTTGGAAAGTGACTCTTGAGTTGTCATATTTACTATAATAGTATGAAATAATTATTAATGTTTAATTTATTTCAATTTTATTAGTAATATGATATATAAATATAAATAATGTCAACAACTGTAAACGGAAGAACTATAACATTTAGCGGATCTGGTGTTTTAACAGCTAATATTGTTTCTACTAGTCTTGAGGCATTATATCTATCAGATATAACAAATGTAATTATAGATGGTTATACAAGCATTGGATCAAATGCGTTCGAAGACGCTGATACAGTGACATCAATATATATACCAAATACAGTAACTAGTATAGGACAATCTGCGTTCAGTAATTCCAGTATAACTACTATAACCATACCATCATCTGTTACAAGCATTGGTGAATCTGCGTTGAATAACTCCATGATATCTACCATCCATGTAGCACTAGACAATTCTTATTATGAGTCTGATATTAACGGAGTGTTATTCGATATAACAGGTACAACATTAATACAATATCCAATCGGTAAAAGACAAACTTCTTATATTATACCAGACGGTATTAGTAATATTGGTGATAATGCGTTTGGATACTCTATTTTGTTGCAAATTGCCTTTCCAGAAAGTGTCACCAGTATTGGACAATACGCATTTCAATACTCTAATTTGCCGCAAATAGCCTTTTCACCAGGTATCATCAGTATTGGACAATACGCATTTCAATACTCTGGTTTGACGCAAATTACCTTTTCAGCAAGTGTTCAAATAATAAGTGATTACGCATTTAGTAATATTACAAATTTAGCAACAATTATATTTGAAAATAATTCTGAATTAACTACTATAGGCGATTATGCGTTTGTATCACAAGCTTACCTTTCTAGTTTAACATCAATTAATATACCAGCAAGTGTTACTAGTATAGGTGATTATGCGTTTCAATATTCAAATTTATCAACAATTACATTTGATGGAAATTCTGTATTAGCAACTATAGGCAATTTTACGTTTAGCTATTCGAATATATCCGAAATTATTATTCCACCGAGTGTTCAAACAATTGGAAATAATGCCTTTTATTCATGTACACAATTATACAATGTTCAGATTGATTTGAGTTCAAACCTAAACTCTATCGGAGATAATGCATTTAGTCAAACACAGATAGCATCAATTATTATTCCACCCAGTGTTCAAACAATTGGAAATAACGCATTTAATGGTATACAAAATCTTAAGGTGTATACTGAATATATAAATAAATTAAATTTAATACAACGTACATATTCAAACTTTTATGGTGCGATGGATACTGAAGTTATTTTATATGGGGCACCAGCACCAGCACCAGCACCAGCACCAGCACCATCACCATCACCAGCACCATCACCAGCACCATCACCAGCACCATCGCAATCACAATATAAAAGCAATGGGTCCGGACCAATTCAGATATGTAATTCAAGACTTGCGAATTGTAAAATTACCAAAATAACTAATTTTTCAAATGGATATGTAACAAATAATCGTGCTACAACTATACAGCGAATAAGCACATTAATTAACGTTCAATCGCAAATGAGAAATGCTACTTGGACACAAGTATATGCTCCAATAAATGCTTATTCGCAGAGATCGGGTGGTCCAGTAGGATATGGTCAATCGCCAAAAAATACCTTTTAGTATTTTAATGTTTTAGCATTATATTTTACTTTTAGTTTAGTATTAGTTGCTTGTATTTTAATTTAGTGCGTTGATTACTTTTAGAAATATAATATTTTTTTCTCTCCAATTTTTATAAATGGTCAAGAGACACGATAAAGGTGCCGATGGCAAATACCACATACATGGACATACTTACGAATTATTAGAGGGTTCTCGTGCTCAAGTTTGGCACGGAACTGCTTATAAAACGGCTGGTGGATTACACAAGGTCAGTTTGAAGATGCATCGTGGCAGAATCGTTTCCAAGAAGAAGAGCGAGATCGCCAAGACCCAAAAGCATCTTTCTGGACATCTTCAACCCAAGGGCAGTGGTGTATTCGGAACAGTCACCAAGAAGGGATCCAAAAAGAGAGGTACACACAAGCGTCGCTCTCACAAAAAGTAAATTACTTTAGCAAGATAATTAAATTACAACATAAATTAACTACAAAATAAGTAAATAAATAATAATTCAAATAACTATTATTTATTTAATCTTTCATTTTTCTTTACAGACGGTGTATTCTTTATAGCTATAATATATATAGAGCCATGACCGAAGCAAGTTATCATAAGGATACTTCAAAATATATGGTAAGTGAACGAGGTGCGCTGCCGTATGATTCTAGATTGACTGAAGTAACAAGAGTGCGTGATGATTATGTTCCAAAAAAAGAGCAAATACAATTTGTGGAAATATATTCTATGCCTACTGACGAAAAGTCGGCATCATTTGAATTAGAACGTTTGGATCACGAATGGCAAAAAAATTGGTTTCGAGAAAATGGCGACTTGAATATACGAATTAAAACGCGAAAGGGTGACGATTCGACTAATGCCGTAATTCTATCTCAAATACAAAAATATCGTAATGATTTAGGTGATTTTCATAGAAACGATGAGACATATAAATTAGCGCTCGAAGAATTTAGACGAAAAAATACAGAACAAAATGAGCTTTCCCAAAAAAGAAATGCTATACGAGAAGCAATAAAAAACAAAACGTTGCGCTCTATTTCACTCGACGATGCTACTAAATTGGGGTGGATAATCGAAAATGACCCAAAATATACAATACACAGATCATCAAAACATAGCGGACAATATGTTTATGCGAATGAATACAGAGAGAAATGGACTGGAGAAAAAGTTGTTTTGTCTGATATACCGATATGGTTAAGTGAAACAACAGTCATAGATGATAAAAAGGGAGGAAAGTCGCACAAATCCAGAAAAATGAAAAAATCGAGCAAATCGAGCAAATCGCACAAATCTAGAAAAATGAAGAAATCCAGAAAAATGAAGAAATTGAGCAAAGCTAAACGAATGCGTAAGTAATGCTACTACATATACTATGCGAATAGTGTAAAATATTGATATCAAATATTATTATTGATATCAATATTATTAATAATATTTTTATTTTAGGTCTGCTGTGTATTGCTAGCCTATATGTTACTGAAAGATTCGACTTTGATAAAGTTGTCCTCTATAATATAGAGCTGGGACTCTTCCTTAATAAATTTTTCAAAATAGCGTTTGCTAACAGTAAACTTGTTCTTACCAATACAATAAAATTGATACAGTTCATTGATCGGGATTTCTTCAGTGTAAATTTCCACATTCGCATTAGCACTCGCATTTTTACTACTGGCCTTATATTTTTGAAGCGACTTGAGTATATCTTGCTTCTTATTCCATAGTTTACATCTTGTATGTAGTAGATATTTATCATCTTCAATATAGGTATCTGGATAATAATGCTTGATTAGATCCAATATACTCTTTTCATTGATATTCGTCTTTGTATAATATGTAAATAAAGAACATAGTTCATCAATTTCTAATTCTTCATTATTATTATCGCTACTATCGTTGCTACCAAGATTGCTACCAACATCGCTAATACCATTACCTGTTAAATCAGTAACATCGCTACTATTATCACTATTTTCAACATCGTTAGTATCAATTTTTTCTCCCATATTTGTTTCGATGTTATCATTCCAAAATTGAATAAATTTACTCACAGTAGGTAATAACTTACTCGTACAATCCATGAATACATCCTTGTGTCCGTCATATTTGAATTTATCTATTAATCGCAATTTCAATGTAGTCGTAAAAAATACATTGGGCAATTTTTCAGCTTCAATAAATTGTTTCCATAAATACTGCATATTCTTCCAAGAGATTGAACAATCGTCACTATGTTCAATATTTTTATCAAAGAAATGATTGATTATTTGCTTCTCATTATTATTCTTAAGATATAATGCGTATGTTTTTAACTCTTCGTCCTTACAATGTTCTTGTAAGAAATTCTCGGCGCCTTCGTATCTAGTAGAATAATGCGCCGCTACGCAAAACAAATCTAGGGCATTTTCTTGTTTAATATATGTGGACCATGTATCTAAATTTGTGGCTTCTTGAATATCTACAAGACGGCACTCAGTAAAATTATGATCGTAATATTTAAATTTAAAAATATTCAGCAAATTGGGCGTACCAAATAACATACAAGACAAATTGCTGAGTTCTTTAAGAAATGGTTTCGTCTTGGGGTGTAAGAAATAGACAAGTTGGCTTCGCTTCATCAATATATCACCCAAAACTGTTAAAAAATATTTCGCCTTTTCTCGGGAATCACAAATAGACGGGCATAAACGATTGATTACTGATTGAATTGTTTCTGATTCTGGAATACACGAAAATATGTCGCGATCCTTTATTTTTTTTAGAATGGTCACCTTCAAACGATGCTTCCAATCCATTAGCGTTTTATTCGCACTAATTGTAGACAATATAGCGTGTTGAACATCATCTTCGCGAATTAATATATATTTATTGTCTTTATATTCGAAAAAGATGTCAGATGATCCATGATAATAAAATTTGTGATTATGAAGAAATTTATGAATGAATGTTTCTGATTCGCATTCTAGCTTTGTTTTTCTTTCGGCTCGTTCGATAATCGTATTATTTGCGGTTTCCAACAATTCCGGTAAATTCTCAATATATTGTGTCATTTTACTGAAAATAATCGGATTATCTTGATATTTAAAATATAAATCAGACACTATTTTTGTCAATTTATTGGCATCTTTATTTTCCTTGATTTCCTGGTTTTCCATGTTTATTTAATATATGAATATCATTTTAAATGGTTTGTAAAATAATGATTAGTAATTATGAGATGTAGATAGAGAGATAGAACCAATGGCAAAATATGTTCGCTACTCGCACCACATACATTTTTTCTGCGTTACGGAACAAGTTACACACATTGGGGGACAAAGATAACAATATCCAAATGGATTAGAGCCGTGATTTGGATTTGTGTATCCAGAAACATTTTTCTTTTTACAATTCACGCAAGTAGACCGGCATGGACTTAGTGGGAAATAAACAGTAGTATTTCCGTATATTTTATGGTCTTCACATAAATAATTATTATGATCTTTCATTATTTATGTAATAATAGTTTTTTGTTTTTATGTATGTATTTTCTTTTTCATTGTATTTCTCTCGACCTTCTTCATTTTAAAGTGTTTTTTAGTCTTGCTTGATTGTCTAATCATCGATTTATCTGCTGATGTAAAGTATGTCCATGGTTGCGACGGTCTATCATCCAAATATGGTTCATACCTTTGCCATTGCCTATGTTTCTGTATAAATTCTTTGACATTAAATGCTGTACCACACGATGATCCCCATCTACTATAAAAACCCATTTTGCTACAAGATTCTGTATCTGCTACACATCCGTCAACAGCACCTCTTGGTTGATATGGTAGTGGTCTATCTGCTTGACTCATATAAGCACGCTCGTCGAGTTCATAATGTGAGCACGTTGTTCTAGAGCATGGGTTTATTTTATTTAAATAGACATCATAATGATCAGCTATAATTTCTTGTGCTAATTCAATATTTATTTTGCCTTTGTGTTGTTCCATTAATTGCTCTAATCGAACCTTTCTAGCACCTTGATGTCTGCGAACATCATCGAATCCAGTATTCACACATTCTAAATTTCGAATTCGCGGATCATATGGCGCATTAAATCCAATAAAATATCCATTCTTTTTTCTCTCTACATTAACAAATTCCAGACCTAATTCAATGCGCATGATTTCATTATTCTTTGTATCGCCTATAAGCCATGAGTTGGCATAGTCGCCAGAATTCTCCTTCTTTAAAAATTCTACATATTCGTCTAAAGTATTGGCATATTGCATACAATGTCGTATTCTACAAGTAATCGGATCCCCGTGTTTATAAGCATTGAATCCACCTATTGTTGTTTCTGTACCTATAAATCCCTTACTATTGATGAAAAAATCGGTTTGACTTGAAATATAGCCAGGTGCGCCTTGAAATAGCATTCGATGACCATTGGATGGCTTAACATCAAATATAATGTTAAAATTTTGTCCGTCAACAAAATTATCAAAAGAATTATGCGCGCAACAAATCTTGCCATCATGTGTATAATCACCTAGTGCCATAAAAGCGGAGCATTTGTCTTTTGACCCACCTTCCAATTGTCCGATAGACGGTAATGCTTCTAGTAAATGGCCGTATTTTTTAGTAAGATGTGGCATATATTCCAAATAAGCCTTTAATTTTGGTAGAGCATAATCAAGAGAAGCAATATTATTCCATAATATCAAATCGTCTAAATCAATTTTTGCGCCTTTTGCTATACCTTTCAATTCAGTGAAAAATTCTGGAAAATGTTCTTCGATCGTTTTTTTAAAGAAAAAATTACTGATTTCTTTGAAGAAGTCCATTTTTAGTCCATGTGAATCATACAAATTCCATTCCATAGTAGAAATACACTTTTTGATTTCTGCTTTTAATAATGCTCCATGGGCGATTCCACGTTCATATGGTTCACCTTGAATAGAGATATACGTCCATCCATTTTTCTTATATTTGAACCCATTTTTCTTATATTTTATTCCATCTACATTCATTTTTGACATATTATTATTATTATTAATATATATCTATAAAATAATATGTCAAATTTTTAGTACCACTAAAACATATTATTTTGCGATTGAATGTATAACTTACAAAAATTTTAAATATAAACGCATAAGTATTTAAAGATTTTTACATAAAAAATAATTATAGGAATGAATACTTCAAACAATGTCTTGACAATTAAAACAGTTCAAATCGCGCCATTTCGCACATTGATGACCGCCCTTAAGGATATTTTATTGGAAACGAATATTACTTTTAAAAAGGATGGTATTCGCATCATCAATATGGATAAATCACATACGATGTTGGCCCATCTATTCTTGGCTGCTGAGAATTTTGAGCATTATGAATGTAACAAGGATAAAATCGTCGTTGGTGTAAATATGTTCCATCTATTTAAACTTATCAACTCTATTGATAACGATGATACATTGACCATTTATATTGAAAATTGCGATTATTATGATGGTATTGTATCCTTTTTGGGATTAAAGTTTGAGAATGGTGATATTAAACAATGTAAGACCCAAAAACTACGATTAATTGAACCCGACTCAGATGAGTTTGAGGAGCCAAATGTCCACTTTTCTTCCGTTATTAACCTCCCTTCTGCTGATTTTCAAAAGATTATTCGCGATTTGTCGTGTATTTCGGAGAGATTGGAGATTAAATCGGTTGGAAATGAATTGATTTTTAGATGCGAAGGTCAATTTGCTACAGCAGAGGTGAAGCGTGAAGAATCTAGTGGTGGAATGGAATTCATCGAAAAACAAGATTCGAGTAAAATTATTCAAGGTGAATTTTCGCTAAAGAATCTTGGATATTTCATCAAATGTACAAATCTGTGTAGTCAAATTGAAATGTATTTGGAGAATGATTTGCCTTTGGTGGTGAAGTATTATGTGGCCAGTTTGGGTACCATTAAGCTGTGTTTGAGTCCGCTTCCATCTAAGAATAGTGATTAAGTATTGATTACATGGAGTTAAAAAGAAAAGGTTTATTTACCCAAATGGTGTAAATAACTGTTTAGGTGAGATTTTGCACTATTATATAATATTTTCTAATTATTATATAATAAGAATGTCGCTATTCTCGAAGACAAAAATAGAAGAATATAGTAATCATGTATCTGACTTATTAACAAATTATAAATTATATAATCGATCGACATTTCATGAATGGTTTTTCGGCTTCACAGAAGATGACGCGGATAATATTATAGACAAGCCACAGCAGTATGCCGATTATAAAACAGTTATGGCTGAATTGATAAAGAGTGCGAATCCTTGTACTACTGATAGTAGTGTCCATAGTGGATATACCGAGAACGCAATGCGGTCAGCAATCGGTATGCGTACGAAAGATAATGAGGATGATGCTGAGGATGATGCTGAGGATGATGCTGAGGATGATGCTGAGGATGCTAGGCCGAAGAACAATAATTATGATATATTATTTGCGATTGATACGCAAATTGAGATTCGTTCAGATGATGTTGACCCGGCACTAATATTAGCAGATAAGTCCAATGCGATTGTGGGTGTCATTGTCGTTGAAAGGGGTGAATGTATAGAGAGCCCCAAATCATGGTGTGTAAAAGTAATATGTGTTAAACCGAATAGTGTAAAGGGAAGTCTACTTATGGGAGCATGTTTATATTGTATAAAAGCCAATCCGAGCATTAATCAGGAGTGCTTGTTAGAATTGGTGGGTGGGTATAAAAATTTATCTGCTTTTTACAGTTATACCGGGTTGGGATTTTTAAGAAATGACTTTTTATGGAACGAGCTATGTTTTGATACTAAAGAATGTATTCCAATGCAGGCGGATTTATCAGAGACTTCCCAAGGCGACATTATCAATAAAGTATTAGGAAGAGGGCCAAAGTTTATGTTAGATATTAATGCTGACCCGTCTGGCTTGTGGAATAGAAAATGTTACGTTTTACAAAATAAAGATAATGAAGTTCTAAAAGAAATTCTGACGATTAGCAATTTAATGCTTAGACTAACTTTATGGGAAAATATAGATAGGCCAGGATATTCTGATGAAAAGGCCTTGTATAATAGTTATAGAATACGGTATCCGAGTGTTTCTAACTCTAAACTAGTACCTATTTTAAAAGATAGATTAAATGTAAAATTGAAAGAGTTTGATAGACTAACTGTCGTAGGTAGCTCGTGGTGTGACATAAATGTAGATTTGAACGAATCTACTGATATAGTAATAGGTACTACTCAAAAGTGTAGTGGTGTGGGATGTAATATTCTCGGCGGAAAAAGACACAAGAAAACGCGAGGTAAGAAAACGCGAGTTAAGAAAACGCGAGGTAAGAAAACGCGAGTTAAGAAAACCAATAGGAAATACTACAAAAATAAATAATATAAATATTTTCAAATGTTTAATGGTGTAAAATAAAATAAAATAAACTATGATTAATAATTTATTTTATTGGGTATAATTATAGAAATACCATAATATTATGCGCGCTTGGTGTGCTTTTTAACATGGCGTTTATTTTTTTTGTTACCATGTTTGCGCGTATGAAGACGGCGCTTAGTGGAACGGTGGACTGATTTCTTGCGCTTGGACGCAGTTTTGCGCATTTTTCCTTTTCCACCTCGTTTCATAGGACCGGTAGGAATAGTAGTATATCTCCTTATATTTCCATCAACCGTTGAATACGGTAATGGTTTGCGAGGTTTGCTTGGTTCAGATATATCACACTTAGCTATTTGTTGATCTATTTCTCTTCTATCATATCTGAACATAAAAGAAGGTCCTTCATTATCACACATAATTTCTGCTATAGACATTACATAAACAGAATTATTTAAATTATTGATATCACTTGATACTTCCTTATACCTTTCATTACCCATCTCTTTATAATGCATACTATACATCATCTTTATTGTCTCCTTTACGATTGGTAGATTGGCTAACATTTGCTCTACATGTTCATATGTAATTTCTAATCCATTATCAATAATGTATTCATTTATCAAATCGTATAATTTATTTTCGAGATTAACTCGTTCGTTTAATGTATCTTCGCTTATCGGTTTTTCTGTGATCGATTTTAACATAGTATTAAGATTATTCATAATACCAAACATTTTTTTACAAGAATCTCCGCTACACCAACTCAACATAGTAGACATCTATATTTTATACACATAAAATAAATAATATATTATTCTATATATTATTTATTATTTACATTTGAAGATTGAATTTATTTCCTAAATAATAAACGCATATTATGTGATATTTTGTTAAAAATACCAGTCATACCGACAAAAAAATAGTAGTAATTTAATTGAATTCGCATATTTGATACAGTCATTGTAATTATTATGTATATACAATGACTATTTTTTAACTTGTTTACATAATATTGTTTGTTTGTGTGGGTAAATATATTATGTGGGTAAATACGATTTCCTCATTTTTATTTGGTTTTTATTCTGTTTAATATTCTCTTTAATATTCTGTTTAATATTCTGGGGCGTGTTTTTTAAATAGACATCCATGTGCGTCGATGCCACTATTACAATTAATAAGGGAAGCATCTTGAAAGTTACACTTAGACAACCAAATTTTAATGATACAAAAGTTTTTTTTCGGAGAAATAGTAATCCCCGTTATATCTTGCTGTAAATTTTTGTTATTAGACAAACTTTCACCTACTAAATTGTAGGTGAGACTCTTCCAGCATTCATATACCGTTTTATTACTCACTTTATATGAGAAACAACCACCACTTCTATTTTTGGGATCCTCCCATAGAGGTGTAATTCCTTTTCGCATTATAAACAACATACAATTATTCACCAATCTTGACGGCACGGCTTCGTTTAAAGCAATTGCCTCTTCAGCAGTCTTAATGCTGTAGATGTTCTTGTAACTATTCAAAGACCAGTCAGTATCATGTGGTAAGTGAGCCCACAGACACCATTCGTCGGAGAGAGTATGCTGTTGCATTGCTGAATTAACCAAACTATGGGATTCCTCCATTATACTATTAGCTATCAATTTTTTTTTATATTATTTCGCTAATATTATTATTTCACTAATAATATTACTCGCAATATTATTATTCACTATGTTCCTTAAGTCGTTCACTATTAATTATATTTGTGTATAAACTCTCTTCGCGGTGTGATGATGTCAAATAATCATTTGTTTCTGGATTGTCATTCAAATTCTCCTTTAGATTCTCTTTTAGTTTCGGTTTTCCAGTTGAAAACGATGTAACTCCGTCTTCATTAAACTTTATATAAAATGGATGATGTAAATTTGCTATAGACATATCTTGTGTCATATAATTTACGCTAAAATCCTCGGTTAGATTGACATCGTAAACCTTTTTCATGTACCATTTAAAAAAAGCAAATTTTAATGTATTATCTTTCACAAAGAAATTTTGAGGCTCTTTTAAATTAATATCATACTTACTATTATCGAGTGTCAATTGAAATATAATGAAATTAACATCGCATATATGACTACATAACTGTTCGGGATGTTTTAAACACGATTCGCCAATTGCCGTGTAATTTTTTTTAGATTCGGTTTCATTATACTTTGTATATAATATTAGATCAAACTCTACATTTTCCTTTTCAACTTCAAATAACTCCCATGTAGCAAATTGTCTTATTTCTTCGCCGTTTTTAATAAGTGATACCGCATTTATATTTCTAAAATAATTATCTGTCATTCTATGAAACGTGGGTACTACTGTTTTCTTATTGAATATTTGTACTACTGTAACTATCTCGCACATTTTCCAGCTAATATCGTAGCATATATCATTACAGTAATTATTACAAGCATTTATACACTTACTATGTATAGTCATTTTGCTTTCAATGCTTTCAAATGGATATATTATTATAACACAAACACGTAACAGAATATCATATGCTGTGTATAATACAGTGCCTACAATATTAGATAGTTCAATAAGTATATTCATTTATAATAATTTAAACGTTTATATTTTTAAATTATTTGCGCATAATCATTATATATTTTTATTATCTTATCTATTGAATATATTGAGGTGGTTGAGGTGGTTGAGGTGGTGTAGTAAGAACGTGTGATTGTAACGATGGCTGAGTAACATCAACATCAGCTATCATTTCATTCTGTGGGTGTCTAGCAATTAACATTTCATTAGGATAATCTGATGGATATTTCACATTATAGTTTGAGTTTGAGTTTCCAGTCGAAGGCGATAGTCCAAACACGAATAATAATACGGCTGTAATATATGTCATTAGTATAAATGGAATAAAAACAATTAGCCACGAAATAACGCTCAACCCTCTTTCACAAAGGATATTCAAAAGTAATGTAAATATACACATTACAATTGTTTTGAAAAAGGCAGTATTGTAGTGGCCTTTAAATGTATCAATTATAATTTGTGTTAATGAAAAACCTAAATATAATATAGCCGGTGGGCATAGTGTATCAAGCATCTTATATTATAACCACATAAAATTATTCAAAGAATGATGCCTCGCCATCCTTTATTTCACCCACTATATTTCCTACTTCGCCGTTGTCATCTTCGTATATATTTCCATTGTCTTCGCTCTCACAATAATATGTCTTGCCGTCAATTTCAATTTCAATTACTTCGGCGTCTGCCGTGTCTGCCGACGGCTCCTCTTCCTTGTCTGCCGACGGCTCCTCTTCAACCTCTTCTGTTTCGGTTTCCACTTCCTCTTCCTCCTCAACCTCTTCCTCTTCTTCCTCCTCAACCTCTTCCTCTTCTTCCTCCTCAACCTCTTCCTCTTCCACTTCTTCTAAATTATCTTCTTCCTTGTCTAATTTATTAACAATTATTTTTACTGGAAAAGTTGGAGACTTATCCTCCTCCTCCTCCTCCTCTTCCTCTTCCTCTTCTTCGTCTGCCTCAGCATCAGACTGCTGTTCTTCCTCTTCCTCCTCCTCCTCCTCCTCTTCGTCGCACGCGTTTACACAGACACATTGTCCAGACCCCTTCATAATACAGACGTTTTGTGTTTTTTTACATAAATCACAACTACCAACACCACCGTTCTCATTTAAGAAATAAATGTCGTTTGATCCGTTGTCAGCAAAATATCCGCTACAAATTGAACACTTTTCGGTAAATTTTGTATCACGAATTGGTGAACAATCTTGATTTTTACACAAAGACTTGTCTGCCTTGTCTGCTGACGGCTTAGTATTGTCTACATTGTCTGCTGATGGCTTAGTAGTAGTGTCTACTGTGTCTGCCTTACATACTATCGGCTTATCATCGTGTTCTTCGACTTCATCATCAGATGACGAATTACCATCATTGCCAGATGATTCGTCGTCAGCATCGGCATCGCTATTGGCCTCGCTACTGGCAGTAGTACTAAATGGAATTTTTTCAACATCTAATAATGTTTTTGAAACTGGCTTATCGAATATTTCTAATTTAACAACATTATCGGCATCTTCAAACATCTTTAATTTAGTCTTTAGTGTTTTATTTTCTTCGATGATTTCTTGAATAAAAGGCAATTTAACAACAGTTTCAATAACTTGTCTATATACACTCAGTTCTTCATTATATATTTTATTAATTGATTTTTCAAATTCTGTCTTGATGCGTGTATGAAATTCATTTACATACACATCTATATTATTTGGCTTCGACTGAATATACTCCATTGAATATATAATAGTCATTCGTTTAATATAGTTTAAAAAAGATTTAAGAGTATATATAATAATGAATCAGTCAGAAGAATCAAACACATTAACAGACACTACAATAGTTAGCGACAATACTATAGTTACCGACAATACCATAGTAAATGATGATACAATAGTAAACGACAATGATATAGCAAGAGAGA